ATAACATTTTCTGAACAATATTCTATAAAATAATCAGTAGCAATTAGTTTATCTACAGCCTTAAATATCAATTCTTTTGTTAATATATTTGTATCTATAATAGGCTCTTCTACAACTGTAGTATCCTCTACAAATTTAGTCAAACTATCTTCAATTTGTTCTTTAATAAGAGTATCAGTAATTTCTTTATAAGCTGATAATTTATCATGTATTTCATTAAAATCTTCTAATGTTATTAGAGAACCAAACGCTTGTCGATCAATAGTAACAACAACAGAATTATCACTATATTTTTGTATATTCAATTTTATTTTGTAAATAAAAATAAGTTCATCCGTTAAATCGTTTATAACAACACCCTTTTCGATAACTTTATCAATGGTTTTAAATAATAGTTCTTTTGTTAGCATAAAATTCCGTTTCTTTTTATATAGGTTTATCAGGAAAAGTTTTTTACATCTTACTATTATAACCTTCCAAGATGCTATTATGTTTTTCGATATATTCTCGCTCCTTAGATATAACTAACTCTTCAATTTGTTGTCTATCATTCATATCTTTGGAAATACTAATTACTTCTACTACTTCAAACAACCAGTCTGATATAGAAGAGTTCTTTATTTCCTCATGGAATTTAGAAGTTGTTGGATGATAAAAATGCTGGTACCATCTTAACGTAAATATTTGAGTTGTTTTACCAATATAACATTTAGCTGTCTTCTTATTAGTTATTTTATAAATTACCGGTTGGTCCCCATAATAATTAGTTCCATCCATTTTACGCATGTATTCTATATTACCAAAGTCCTCTTTACATCCATTTGAGCAAAATGTTTGACCACCTCCAGGATTACCGTGCTGATATTTCTCTATGACTTTAAATTGTTTCTTACAATGTTTACATTCAACTGGCTCAAATAATCTTTTAGTATGATAATCATTTTCTTTGATTTCTTCAAGTTTTAACAGAAAATCATTTAAATAAAATTTCTCCTTAATAACTCTCTGAGGAAGATCTCTACCTAATTCTTCTTCTAATTTCTTCCGGGCTTCCTTCTTATTTTCGGCTTCAATTTTACCAGTAAACAATGGTGGCCAGAGCCAGCTCTCTCCAGCCTTACCTTTAATTTGATAATAGAATTCTAACATAAAGATTATTTTGTATACTTTTATACATGAGTTTATTGGTAAAGTTGTATCTTTGTAGCTGATATAAATTACCGTATGCATGATTATTCAGAATTTTTAAGAAAAGAATTATATCCTCTTAGTCAGAGTTATATTGAAATACTTTTTGAAGCTGAAAGGACTATATTTAATAAAAAGCATTGGAAATTCTATAAAGAATTTACTTTCTTTAGAAATAAATCACGTTATTATAATGACTTTGATTATAAAATATCATATTGTGAACCCATCACAAATAATGACTACAGCATAATCAAATTTAAAGATTCAAAAATTATAATAACAAACAGTGTTAGTTATATTGATACTCAAAAGGTCTATTTTATATTTCAATCAATTCATCAAGAAATTCAAAAATATAAAATAAAAAAGAACAAATCAAAATAATGAATAGTAAAACATCACTATTGATAACCTTGGTGCAAATGCTACACAATAGCTATCTGTTTATATGAAATTAAATACCTAATAATCATTTTATTATATATAATCTGCACCAACTTATGAAGTAGAGCCAGAGTTATAAAGAACTATTAAAGAAGGCTAAAGATACTATCTTCAATGGAAGAATGGTAAGAAACTATAAAGAATTTTCATATAAAAGAAAAGCTGATCAAAATATCGAATACGTTATTACTTATAGGGATATAGTAAAAAGAATTGATGTTAACTTATGTATTTATAATGGTGAAATATACCTTTATAGTAACACATTTAGGAAAATTTCTAAACCTGTTATAATACACAATCTTATGATTATGATCTATGAGAAGATAGAAAGATTTAAACACATCAAGAGACGTAAAAACAGAAAGCTTCCATGGTAGAATTAAACTGGGATGAAACTCTCTTTGATAAAGAGAATACGCCTCTTTATGATCAGTATATAAGTGTTCTCTTAGAAGCAGAAAGAACAATTTTTAAAAATAGGAAAACTCTTGATATAAACAAAACCTGTAACATTGGATCTGGCTTATTTTATGAATCAAATACTGGTAAAGATTTTAATTATCGCTTAAACTATCTTTATTGTATTTCTTGGTGGGATAATCGTACACACTATTATATGCGTATATTAAGACTTAGAGATGGTCGATATGCCATAGGTTGTAAGAATAGATTTTTAGATAAAACAATTCTTTATAAAAGCATTCTAGATATCTACAAAGCTATCAAAAATAGAAATAGTAACAAAAGAATAAGTATGCTTAAAATATCCTAACTATAAAATTAGGCAATTATTTACTTGAGTCCGGCAAATGTTATTTTACAATTAATTCATATTTCGATAAACTACAAGAAAATCAGGTGTTAAAGCTTTTATCATTTGACCTGCTTCTAACATTATTTCCATACTAATTTGATCTGAAGTAAATTTTGAATCGATTGCATTTTCCGAAAAGTTTAAATCAATTCGAATATATATGTCTTCTGCAACATTAAGACTTACAACTAATCTTTCCGGAGTATCTTCATTTTGTCTAATTTGTAAATCAAAAAGTGGGTTATTGAAATTTTCAAGATTATTTTCTCTTGCATATCTTCTAATAAGATTACGAATAACTTCTTCCATAGTAATCATTTTAAATCTAAGTTTAAGTAATAAAAATAGGAATTTAATTTTATAAAAGAATCGCATAATGTACTAATTTTTAGAGTATATAGTATAGTTTGCTGTGACTGTAGATTCCATTATAAAATTATCAACAAATTTGATATATACTATCAAATAATACTATCATTCAATGAGTGATTTTGATACCTCTACATTAATCGGAAAACCGTTAGGGGAAGCTAAACAGATACTCAAAGATACTGGCTTAATGATACGTATACTAAAAAGAAATGGTAAAGCCTTCCCACCTACATCTAATATCAAAGAAAATCGTTTAAATGTCAACCTAGAAGATAATATTATAATAGAAATATTCGGTGTATACTAATATGATAACTAAAGATAAACAAATAGAACAATTCAAAATTATAAGACAGACTCACGCAGCTGAAGGATTACCTGTAGTGATTGGTAAAAATAATAGAATACTTTATTTGTATATTGATGATATAATCTTTGATATAACAGATCTCTCATCAGAAGAGAAGGAAAGAATAATGGAAGAGAATAGATTTCGTAAACTTTAATATATTTACTGATATAAAAAGGAAACTATTTATGGATAATAAACTATTAAACAAATGGGTACCTATTCTTAAATGTTTAGATATTGATCCCCTGAACTATACTAAGCTATCACAATTTTGTGAAACATATACTATAAAAAGAAGTGAAGAAATTGTTCCTACCGGCGATAGCTTACATCTAAATTCTGTAGGTGTACCCACTAATGTAGAAGGTGCTAATCTTAATCTTTTAGCTATGTGTATTAAAACTCTATCTAAATTAGATAATCTTGATCATATAATCTTCACTAATTTCATAAGTGATTTCGAAACATTAGAAACAAAAATAGTATGGTCGGTAGGTGAAATTTATATGATGACTGGTATAGATATGATAGAAAGTCAAGCTATGGAAGAAATATCTAAATTTCTATCAAAAGAAAACTTCAAAGATAATGAAAAAATATTAATAACATCCCCTATTGATGCTTGCACAATAGTAAAAAGTGATTCTAATCAACCCTTAGGATTTAAGTATTTGACTCGTTTCAAGAAAATAAATATTGATTATTCTACATCACAAACAGTGATTGATACAAAAGAACAGGCTTAAGCCTGTTCTTTTGTACTTAGTATTACACAACAATATCTATCTTATTTTGTTTCTTTTCATATTTACTCATAACTTTCTCAATCTTTTTAATGATCTTTTTATGGGTACTAGTAAGATCCCGGCCTTCTTTTAGACCTTTAATAATATGTCTGGTCTCAACTATTTTATCCAGACGAAATTTTTCATTCATACTATCCATGTCTTTGATATTATCATACCGGTCAACGAGTTTTATACATAGAGAATAACTGGACATCTCCAACATCTTTTCAAGCAGATAAGGAGCTTTACCCTTCTTTTTTATCTCTTCTTTATCCGAAGTAAGATCTTGAACAATAGCTGCTACATGATGACCAAATTCCTCAGCTATTTCAGCTAAAGTTACACCATCTACATCTTCATAACTGTCGTGAGCCAAAGAAGCTATACTGAGAAGATAAATATTTTTACTCGCTTTGACTTCCATAAGAGTAATCATAACTCTTATAGGATGTAGAATATAAGGTAGTTTATTCCCTTTACGTACTTGCCCAGTATGTTTTTCAGTAAAATAAATTATTGCTCTTTCTAAATCTTTAGATGTTAATTTCATATTTGTATTTAATCGTTTTCGTCTTCTCCATTATAAGCCCAGATCATATCGTCGCAATCACCATAAACGAGATCATAAGCCGGCATAAAATCTTTTGGTATTGCTTTACCATGTATTATTTGCATTGTAAGAAATCCAGCACACTCTTTTGATTTATCAGTAGCAAGCATATTACCAGAATCGCTACTTTCATCTGGCACAGTTGTTTTATGACAAGGAAAACTGTTATACTTATTGGTTGTAGCATATGCTAATTCTTCACCTCTTCTGGGACGAAGAAATGGTTTAACATCACTTCTAAAAGGACATCTGTCACACGGTTCTTTCATGAAATTAGACATATTATAACATTGTTTTAACAGAAGTGAAAAGTTCAATTTGATTGTTAATATACTCTTTTATTATCTTCTCAAGCGTTTTTTGTTCAATATCAGTAAATTTACGTTCACCAGTTATTTTGTGAAAAAATAAAGCTGTCGCTCTTGTAGTTTTTATTTTAGCAAGATCTGGATACATTCTTATAGCAAGATCCGTTTTATTTATGAAAGGTTTTTCCAAAATAGAATCAAGTTTAGGATTTATTGTTTTTAAACAATTCCTAAGTCTTCTTTCTTTAACTAAAACACTTTGTTTTGTATCATCAAACATAATATCCTATTTTAACAGTTCATTTAAATCTACATCTTCTCTACGAAAAGGATTCTCATGAACTCCTTTAAGATCAATCCTAAGCCGGTAAGCTTTATCATCATCAAAAGAGATAATGTAATTGGTCTCAATAGCATTGAGTATGGAATAAAGACCTTTGAATTCATGATAATAGTTAGATATCTCACGCTCAAGTGTATTTTCTATTTTCCCACTACCATCTATGTAAACAATACCTCTTATATCGTTTCTACCGGCAGCAATTAAAAAACTATATAATTGACCCAAAGAGTTATAATGGTTATGAGTATACATGCTCCAGGTACAGATACAATTGTTTGTATCAAACAGAAGCTTCAATGCATCATCCTTAGGAATAAAACTAAACTGAGAAATCAGATCCATTGTATCCACATAACTTTCTGGAAGCTTACCTCTGTACTCAAGATTATTTTTTACATAATCAGAATCCTCTTTAGCGGATTCAATCAAATCGTTGTCTATAAATATTAGCTTTTTCATTTATTATTACATCTTTTTAAATTATGCTATAATCATCTTAGGTGTTTCTAACCTCCAATTGAGATGCTTCATCATCAGTACAGTGTATGGCCCACCTCTACCTATTGGTTTTGATATTCTCCATTTTAAATGTTTCAATATCAGCATAGTTATAAAACTTTCGATCTCATAAGGCTGTAATCTATATTTCTTTTCAAAAACTGACCATATTGAATTATAATCAACGGCTAAATATCCATTTTCTTTGTTATTATACATCACTACAAAATCATCCAAATCCTTAACCACAATATTACCTGGATTTTTAGAATCCAAAGATATAGATCCTAATTTAGATAAGAAAAACTCCTCCAATGATATTATTTTTTTCATTTTTAATTAGTAAATTACTATTTCAATCTTACTATGAACAGTGTAAAGTTACTAAGATTTTTATTATTCACACTCATTTTACCATAACCCTGACTATCTGGATGTGAAGATAACAAAACATAACCGTTTTCATCTGTATCATATAAAACGCCACAATGACCATTAATAAAACCGTCAGTGCTCCAGTATTGAACGATATCTCCTCTTTTAGCATTTTCTGGTTTTATCCAGGTAGCTTTACCAGTTTCAACCAGAGCCCAACACACGCCAGATACAACTGTAGAATCACCTCTTGATAGAAGCTTTTGTATTGTCAACATATCTTGTTTAATGTAAATTCTTTCTGAAGTCTTCTCGTCAATAAAAGCATACTCATGTAATAATATATCCATAAATTGAACACAGTTCGCTTTCTGATATGTAGGAGCAATTCTTTTACCGTTCTTTTGAAGATAAGTCAAGAACTCAATATTTCTATCAGGAATACCTTTAGACAAATCATATACTGTCGTGAAAGATACTAAGAGTACTGATAATAAAATTAAGATAAACTGTTTCATATTAGTTGTGTTTAATGAATTTCTATGGTTTTTACATTGGTAGCTTTTTCATAAGTTAAAATATCTTTCAATATTCCGCCGATTTTAGAAATTTACGATCAGCTCTACCAATGTCATCAAATCTACTTATAAGCTCTTGGCTCCTAATTTAAAGTCCCTTAAAGGTATACTGACTTATAAGTTTCCAGCCTTTGAACTGGATAGAACTTGAAATTTTTAATGTATATTATCTTCTGGATAAGCATTACGAATAGAATCTCTGTCTATGTAAGCAATTTTTTCGTAAAGCTCGCCTCTGGCGTTACCCAAACTTCCAGTGTAAGACTCTTCGATTTTTACATCAGCATTATTAGCTGCTGTTTCTAATGATCTTTCAACGTGTAGTTTTGTAAATGCTATACCGATTTCATGTGCAGGTCTTACATTACCTTGCTCATCTTTACAGTTATCTTGGAAGAACTCCTCTGCTGATGGAATTTCGATATATGTTTTGAAGCTCATAATGGTTATTGTTTAAAATTGAAACTCTGAATGTGACACCATAATAGTATCTTTTTTTACCAAGAAAATACCATCTTCGTTTTTTCTGTAAAAACTTCTTTCAGATTCGTGAGAGGTATTAAAAATACTTTTCACTTCAAAATCTTTTTTCAGAAGAATTGTACTATCATTTAAATCATACAAATCTTCATATGTCAGTGTTTTTGATGATGTAGAGTTTACAACGAAATTAGATATACTAAATATTACGAGAACACAGATGATTAAGTTTTTCATATTTTTAGTGGTTAGTTGAACAATATATGAGTTTATACGGATTTTATATCTAAATGTTTCAAAAAGTTTTAGTTTTTTTACTACTAAATTGTTAATTTCTCAAGCTTGTTAAGATAATCTTCTGTAACTCTTTTTTTCTCCTCCATTTGTAATAGATATTCCTTTATTTCCTTTATCAATGATGTTTCGTATTTTAGGAATCCCTTATACTTGTTTATGGCATCAGCTACAGCTTCTTCTCTGGTTGGGAAAATATCACCTAAATAGTTTCCGTTTCTTTCAACATTTGGCATTTCAGGATCTACTTCAGCTTGTATAAGAACACCATCGGTTACACTAAACACAGTAATAGGATTTTCTATAACATCATCACCGTTAATAATGTCATGAATAACATCAGTTTTTACGAGTTCTTTTAATTTAGCAAAAACTTGTGATTTTTCGCAGAAATCCACTTGATATGTAGCTTCTAGTGTTTTCTTATTTACAGAAAAAACAGCAGGCCAGTGTTTCTCTCCTACAGCAATATAATCAATCTCATCTTTGGTATAATTTCGTACTATATAATTTTCAGATCCTTTTTTTATGTCAAGAAGCTTTCTAAGTGTTAATGCTTTCATATCCTTTAAGTAGTTTAGTTAAACAAATATATACATTTAAACGGAATTTATATCCAAATGTTTCAAAAAGTTTTAAGTTTTTCTGAATTCATAAAAGAAAATGCAAATATAGCTAGTTCTATTTCAGCTAAAGGTCTGGAATTCACCAACAAAATTAAATCTTTAGATACTGGTAAACCGCAGTACAAACATATGCCTTGCTATGAATTTGTATACAAATTTATGAAAATGTATAAACCTGACCTTCCATCAGCTATATTAACAGATCTTAAAATGGCATACAAAAAGGATATTGGAACCCTTCCAGCTAAAGAATATCTTGAATTAACAAAGAAGAGCTTGCAGGTACCAAGTCAACCAGAAACAATGAGAGGCCTTGAATATGTGAATCAAAAATATGGTATTGGTAGAATAGTAACTGTTGACCAGGCCAAAATAGGTGATGCAATATCTTTTTGGGTTTATCAATTTATAGAGTTCTCAAGAAAAGAGAAAAACTACTCCTTCCCTACTACAGAAGCAAGTTTTAAACAGTATTTATTAAAGAACAAATTAGTTGAATCTACATTACCAGAATGGTTAATTGAAGGTGCACGAATAGAATATGGTCACTATGGTATTATCTCAGATATTGATTCAGAATATTTATACCTAACATCTTCCGGAGAAAAGAATGGTTGTAATGGTATATGGAATGGTGTACCTAAATCAGAGTGCTCGGAAAATTTTACTAAAATAAGAAAAGCTGATTTAAAGAAATTTCAAAACAAATCATTTGATGATATGCTTTTCAGATCTACTGACGAACTTACAAATAAAAGGATTCAAATAATAATGAGAAGTTATATACTGAATTTTATATAAGTATAGATGAAGATATAAAAGAAATTCTTAATTCGTATAAATGGGTTAAAGTTAAAAAATACACATTGGATGAATCTTTATCATGGGAAGAAAGATATAGAAAATTAGAGGAACATCACATTGAGGAAACAACATTTCTAATTAACAAGATTAGATCCATACTATCAAAATAAACTACATCAATCTTTCAATTTCTTTTTTAAGTTCTTTGATAGTATCTCTTTGTTCATCAACAATCTCCTCTAGGTTTAATTTTTCATCAAGGACTCTTTTGTAGTTACCATTAATGTATTTTTTCTCATCCATTAAACCATTGATAACATCAACCATAAGATTAATAAGTTGTTGTTCACCTTCCTGAATCTCGTAGTCTTTCGGTTTATCTTCTAAAAATTTCTTTACTATTTCCTTCTCGTAACTCATGTTACAAATATAATAATTGTTTGATTAACGGTTCAGAATTTTTTAACAAATCTTCCAGACCGAAATGTAAATCAAGTATTTCTATTTCCTCCAGAGTATACCATTTGGCTTGTTCATTCTCCCAATCTAATATAGGTTTAAATTCTTCATCAACAATTCCGATATAGTTGAAATAAGTAAATTTATCATTAGCTGTTTTAAAAATATACGCAGGCACTAATTGTAGTGGTCCCAAATATCCAGTTTCTTCCTGAAGTTCTCTTAAAGCAACTACTTCAGGATCAAAATCAGTATAATCGTCTTCATCAAATTTACCACCAAAAACTCCCCAGGTGTGAGGTTCATTTACTTCAGCACTACGAAACCCAAGAAGTATCCTTTTAGTCTTTGTACATATAGGTAATACACCAGTACCATGATCACCGTAGAAAGCCTCCCCAGAACTATTATCATGAACCTCATACGATTCTTGTTCATTTCTTTTACCTAATTCAAAAGATTCATACGTTTGAAAGTATTTCATCATTTATATATAAATCAAATGATATGAAGTTTAATTCTTAATAGTGATATATACTAAAAATAAAATAAGAACTTAATGAAGAATTACGTTAAAACATTTGAACAGTTTGTAGCCGGTAAACTTGAAAAAATATACGAAGCAGATCTACCTATTAAACCAACTGGTGACAGTATTAAAACTTCCGATGATGCTCTTAAAGCTCTTATTAAAGATCCAGAAATTAAAACATTTAAATTCATAAAGGATACACCTTATGAAAAAGTTATCGAGACTAAAAAAGCAATTGCTCCAGCGGTAACTTTTCCAGAAAGAGGTGGCGACCTTAATTATGCAGGAACTAATATTAATATAGACGATACAAATTTTGTAAAAGATTCCCAAGAGATTGAAAAGAAATTTCAATGGATCAAAAACAGACTTGAAAAAATTACACCAAACGAATTTGAAAGTAAATTTAAGGCTGTTCAGGAAGAATATACTAAAAGATTCAAAGATTCTGAACTTACTATAACAGACGATAATATCGAGTACAGCCACAAATTTGTTCAAAATGATAATATCGCTCAAAGGGATTATACAACAGCTGATGGTAAGACAATCAAAAAAGGTGATAAAATACCACAAAATGCTAAAGTTCTTCACTTCTTAGTTGGTAAAGTTTCAAAACCTACCGAAGAGCCTGCTCAACAAGAAACATTTATTCAATTAGCAAGTAAAACAATAACAATAAAAGTACCTACTCTTAAGGAACCTATGCAGGCAACACTCGCTAAAATAAAAGAACTTCAAGAGGCAGGATTCCCTGTTTCTGGATCGGGAAATTTGAGAATTATCAATAAAACTCCTATGTGGATTAAGAAACAAGATTATATGAATGCTATAAATCTCATTAACAATGATATTCATGATACATTTGTACTAAACGATGGTAAAAGAATTGATGGGTTTATGGCTCCAGCCGACCCAGAACTTTCTAAACAATATTTTGCAAATAAAGGACAATAAAACAAAAGGTGAGATTTAAATCTCACCTTTTTTATTTTAACTTATCGAATTCATCTAAAACTTCCTGATACTCCACCTCGGTTAGACCATATCTAACTTTATAATTGTTTTCTGGATCTCTAAAACTTTTCTCATTTAAAGACCAAAATTCCTTACGTCCAGAATCTTTATCATGATCTAAGTTCTTCAAACCAATCATATTACTTTCATGTGATTTTGAAAAATGTGGCCTTTCGTTTATTATAATTCTGCTCATTTTATTTGATAGTTTATTTAAACAACTATACGTATTTTATATACAAATGTTTCAAAAAGTTTTAATTTAATAAAATTTATAGTCTGTTACCTTCTGACCCTTCATAATTGAAATCATATAGTTTTGATATTTCTTCTGTGTCACGGTATAGTATATAGCATCCCTTCTATAAGTATCAAATTCTGGCTTATACTCATTATCTCTATCTTTACCGAGAACTATTATTATGTTATAGGCACCACCAAAATTCTTAACATAGAAACCAATATTATTCAAATCATATTTTAACAAACATGAGTGATGTCCAGGAGAAATAATAAACTTAGCAGCCCAGTTGTACTTCTTATAATATTCAAGGGCCTCAGGACTATATTTGTTTCTCAACTTATCTGTACTAAATTCTCCGGTTACAATCTCTGTTACAATTTTAACATCTTTTTCAAAAGTTATATTCTTTTCAATTGTTTCACTTCTTTCTGATACACAATAAAACAGTTTAGAATTGATATAATGATTGATAGCAGAATTTGAATTAGATAGTTCTATACCATACATTTGATTATAATACTGACTTAGTTCGGCCTCAAGTGAAAGCTTCCTAGAATATTTAAGCTCTGTCATACCTTTACTTTGTCTATAATTATTTACAAATTCCATGATATTTTTATATTCATTCTGATATTGGATATTATTAGAATCAACATCTTTTATACGTTCATTCCAGAAATTAGTACTATCCTTCATTTGTTTCAAATAGTAATAATCCCATTCTTTATAGTTTTTAGGCTTTACAAGGACATTAAAATTAGCTTTATCAAATACCTTAGGATATTTAAGCCATTTCTTTACGGGACCCGTGAATGATATCAGGAGGCTGGTTATAAACAGAATGATTAGGATATACTTTTTCATAAGCTAAAACTAATAAATTTATTCAGATATAATAACAGTTTACGAAAAATTATGATAAAGGTTACAGTACACAATAAACTAAGCTGGTTTATTGTGCATAAAAATGTTTATTATATTGATTATTAAGTATTTATAATTACTTTATTTAAAATATTGAAACTTTCTAATCTTCTATCAATAAGTTTTTCTACATCCCTTAAATATGGAGCAAAATTAATAGGATATTTTGTTGTTGTTGAAAAACTAGCTTGGTAATATATACCACCAAAGAAATCAGTTTTTGTATGAATTTCTATACCTTTTTATACTTTAAACAATACATTATCTTTATTCATCATATCTACTTATTTTGAATGAGTTTTTTAGCCATATTAAGATCATCATTTAACCTTTTCTTCCAACCATATTTATTATGCTCCCAATTACTTAAACGTTGTAGCCAGGTCAATCTTGTAAAATACAAAATTTCTACTGTAATATTCTTATCCTGATTTAAATGATTAATGTTTTTATAACCAAGACTTCTTAAACCAGTAGCAGGACCGGAAATCCAGCAAGCCTCAGCTACCATCAATCTAATCGAAGGATCTTCAATTTTATTAAGTTCATAAGTTAACCAAAAAGACTTAGCTATAAATTTAGCTTCTCCCCATGTTAAAGACATTAATCCTTCTCTGGTTGGTTTTTTACCAACTATTTTATGAGCAGCGGTTTTCCAGTAATAATAAGTGATACCATGATTAGTCAATCCAGACGGATCTTCTACTTTTGCTCTTTCACCTATACCACCTTCCCATTTTGAAACTAATTTAAACCATACAACAAAAGCTGTATCCTCTACTACTTTCTCTTTAACAATTACTTCAGATTCCGGGAATGAATAAATATCATTATCATATTCGACAAAAGTAAAAGCTGTTGATATTAGTATAACAATTAATAATACAATGTGTTTCATATTAAAATTTTATTTTTATTTTACGTTAAAAATCACAGTTACTTAAAGTATTATCAAATCCACAGTGGATTTGAAAGAATTTAAGCTTGAAGAACTACGAGATGAGTCGTAGAGAACTCTATAACTGTATAAGAGTTTCTTTTGTTTAAATGTATAATATAATTCTTTAAATGTGCTGAAAACCTCAGGTACCATTTCCTTCCAACGGGTAGGTACAAGATTCACACATTCTCTGTTTATACTATCATATTCATTCAAACCTTTACTTAGAAGAAAACTTCTGTAAGTAATTTCTTTTGATGCAGCTACTGAATCGTAATCATTAATATTTTCTAACTGCCCAATAAAGGAGCTATATTCGGGCCTTACTTCTTTAAATTTAATATCATTCAAAGTAAGTCTTTTCTTTAAATTATTTACAAAATTATTACGGTTCCATGAGTTGAGTAATTTATTCAGTTTCTTACCTTTCTTATGATTCTTAGATTTCATATTTAAGTTTTCTAATCCAACACAAGATACCCTGTAGTGCTTACATAAGCTTATTACATGTTTAGATATAGTAACGGTTTCATACAACTTTTTATTCGTTGAAGCTTCATTCAACTTTCTTAAATCAATGATCTCTTTATAAACTTCTTTCTTGTTATTATAATTAATATCCATAATAGAAAGACCTATGTAATTAGGATTTAAATCTAAACCTAAATATCTATTTCTCTTTGGTTCATATACTGATTTAGTGAGTAAAGAAGGATCATAACTGATCCATACATTACTATCTGAAATCATAAAGTTGAAATAAGCCTTCTTTTCTTTACAAAGTAATTGAATTTTATAAAGATTTGCTCTTTCACCTTTTGATAATTTTAATGGTATCAAATATTTAACACCACATTTAGGCTTGAATATCATCATATTATTTAAAATATCTAATTCAGCTTTCCTATTACCACAATGATCTAATCTACTCCCTCTAATTGAAATAGGAATATTTTTATTATAAGTATTTTTTCGCCCATATTTTTTATTAAAGAACTCTTTCTTACCACCAAAGTATATCTTTTCTTCTCTATTTAATTCAGATGCTATTTTAACAGCTTCTTTAATGAAGGAAGCATCAAGTAATTCAATATTTTTCATATTATCTTTTACTAGCCATTCTAATTTCGAAACATTAGTTACTTTATCCTTCATGATTCTATTATAAGCAAACCTTACCACGGAACTATACTGCTCTATAAACCTAATATCTTTAAATACACTTTGTGATTTCTTTATCGTTACTATTTGCACTAAATACTTTATTCATTTCGATAAAGTATATATCTGAAATAATGTGTTTGACTTATTAAATATTTTCGCTACTTTTGTATATAAAATATAACACCTGATAAAATTTATATTCAACTGTTGTAACACTAAATGAAAAATAAAAGGTTTTCATTTTAATGATTTCAGCTTTCTTAAGTATTAGGGTATATTTTTAAGAGAGCAATTGTAATAAACAACATTTCGTAAATCATATTTAAAACAAATATACAAAATTTATATAGATTTTCTATATTTTGTTTTGAATAATTCATTATATTTGCCTCAGATTAGAACAAATATATTTCATTAACATTCAAAATTATATAGTAAATGCCTTACCTTACAGCCATTATAATTATATGTTTCATTATCTTTTTACTTCAAAAACGCAAAAAAGGAGATAAATTAAGTGATAAAATAAAATTGTTCATGGAAAATAATCCAGATGATAATGTAACAATCCTTGCAGCTAAAATAGCAAAGAGTGAAGATTTTAACTTTATCCCTTTTAATGTGGCTGAAGAATATTGTTATCTTATAAATGACGATAAACCTGTTGATCATTTGGATGAAGAGTATGATATCAGTATTAACCTAAACAGAAATGATTAAACATATAAAAATAATCAATAATAGAAAATCTCTACTCTGTACATTATGGGGTCCTAAAGAAATAAAACTTTCAGAAAATGTTAATATAATTTTCTCACCAAATGGTACAGGCAAATCTGTAATGTTAAAAGGTTTAGCTTATTTTACAAGTTGTCAAAAAGGTGGATGGTCCACAGGATTAGATCCATTAGAAGCTAAGCTAGAGGTATTTTCTCCTATGGAAATAGATTATGTTAAACTAAAAAACAAGAAATCTAAAATTGGAGCTATGAATATTGATTGGGATGGAACACCAACCTACTATTCTAAAGCCATGTTAGATGACTCATCTCAGAATATGCAAAATGCTTTATTTGGAATGAATCAAGAAATGAGCCTTGAAGATGCTATAGTGATGCATAAACAAAACTTATCCCAAGGCCAAACTACAATAACACATTTAAATAACATATTCCAAAGTACCCTTCCTGATATAACATTAGAAAAACATACAGAATCTAATAATATCTGGCAGAAGGCCGGAAGAATTTTAAGTGATTATGTAAAAACATTACCAAGAGATGGTAAACCAACCATACTCTTAGATGAACCTGACAGAAGTTTTGACTTTATAAATCAAAGATTCTTCTGGGAAAATGTAAACAAGCTGGCCGAGAAGTTTCAACTGATCATAACTACACATAGTATGTTTGTGTTAACAGATATTGCTAAGGATTTCAATATAATAGAAATCACTCCAGGGTATTATAAAAAAGCAAAAGAAATAATAAAAGTATAATATAGAAGAATTTCTGAATAAGAACTATAATATGGTTCAATTAGGAGCACCAGAATGGATAACAGGTAAAAGACCAGAACAATTATGACAGATATATTTAAAAAAGATACCTTTTTGAAATTCAATTCAGAAGATAATAGAATCGAACAAATCATTGATGTTGATAATGAAACACTCTTTACAAAAAAAAGTAATGATAAAGTCGTCAAATACAAAGAAAAAGATATTCGAGTAAAGATCTACAATGGCCTTTGTACATTACATAAAAATTATCCAGTATGACAGCGGAGGATTTTTTGATATTGAAGTTAGGGAGTGTTTCTTTAGACAAAGAATATCCAGGTAATATCATTATTAAAGATTCGGAAGGATATACTGTGATGTACAATAGAAAAAATCGCTATTTAGAGGTTGATTATATAAATATATGGTCAGTTTTTGAGAAGCAATATAACATGAATTATACTGATATACAATTATTTATAACTAACATGATGTTGAAGCACCTCAATTGGAGGCCAGAAACACCTTGTTACCAGTGGGTATGGGAAAACTTTCCGATGTTGAAGCACCTCAATTGGAGGCCAGAAACACCTTTATCAATTGTAGATACACCAGGACCATAGATGTTGAAGCACCTCAATTGGAGGCCAGAAACACCTTTATTGGCAAGTTTAATACCTTCTTCAATGATGTTGAAGCACCTCAATTGGAGGCCAGAAACACCACCATGTTCTCAGGCTTTAAAAGAAATGAGATGTTGAAACACCTCAAATGGAAAACACAAACAAGAATATTATAATATCAATATATTCGTTAAATGTAATCCACCTCAGCTTCTTTCCCAAGAAGTTTAAATGCATCTGACTTAATACTTGGCCAATAAAATACAAGTTTATCGTTAACATTACTCATCTCATAACCCGGTAGAAACTTAGGAAAATATCTCATATAAGTTTTTGTTCTTTTAGAAACTTCTCCAGTATCACTAGTATCTTTTCTTACACCATTGATAAAAATTATAGAGGTATAATACTCTTTGTTTAGTTTAATACATTTAAGAATTGCTTTACCTATTGTATTCAAAACTTTAGACATATTCCCTTTATTAGATACTTGAGAAGATGAACCGTTAATAAAGAAATAAAGCTCCAAATAATAAATATTACTACCTTCTACAACAATATTTTTAGGTACCAATTTAACCGTATACACATCACCAAATTCTGTTTTGAAAATCATAGAAAAATTACTCTTCCTTAACGGATAAGTTTCGGATGATTCATTAAACTGCTCAAATGTTTTAAAATAATTCATTGATCTATATATTAGATACATTTATAAACATATGCTATATACAGTATGGTTTTAGACAAGATAGCCTTGGGTGAGAAATATATCAACTACTTAAAAAAAGTAGAAGAATTAATAATTCGAGACCTGGAGAATACATCAAAGGATTATATTCAAGATCATGAATTTTTCTTTAACAGAAAGGATGAACGAGATAATATACTGAACATGGGTCTGGAACAGCATTCTGTTTTATCAATGGGTGAGACTTATAGTATACTTACAAACATAGAAAATATGTTAGTGATTGTTATTATTTACAAATCAATTCTAAATAACTCAGCATATACAGTCTGTTTAGGTAAAACCAGCAGATCTGGTAAAATAGAATATATCAGTGATACAAAAAAGCACGCCGGAATTATTTTCAAATTCTTTATAAAACTAAATATGATTATGAAGAAGAGATATAAAATAGATATTAAGACTCTTTAATCTTTAAAAGCGTCTCTACTACCTATTGCTGCATGATACACACTTGCGAAGAATAATTCTTTCTTAAGTTCTATTAACTTCTCTGTATGGACACCAAGCTCATTTAATTTATCAGCAAGTTCTGGCTTAAGGTAATAGGCATCTTGATATGAAATAGTAGCTTCATGTTTAGAATTAAGTTTTACTTCAGCTAATATTAATCTTGACTTATTTGGAATACTGTATAATTTTTTACCAGCTGCTTCTTGTTTAGTATATACTTCCCTTTGAACATTTATAGCATATTTACCACCAGAACCAGGAATAGGCCTAGCTCTCACTACAGCACTCTTATTATCAATCGAATCGTTTTCAACATCTTCCAACAGCTTAGAAAACTTCGTAATATTTGTATTAATTGATTCCACAATCTCTGTTAAAGCTTCTGGAGAATACTCTACAATACCATCACCAAGAACTTTGGCTACATGTATAGGATCTTCACCAGCTTCATCATCGTGATCAACATCTCTATGTAAAACTTCCTCTATAGTCTCCAAATCATGATCCAGATAGGTATAACAACCATCTTTAGTTAATGGAACAACTTCACCCTCTGGAATACCATTTGTTGTATCACAAAAAACTATACCTTGTGATATAAGCTCTTCTAATTCAGCATCAGAAACCAATATACTTGTACCAGATGGATTACCTATTATTTTCTTGTCATACCTGGTAATAAACGATTCAAAGGATTTTACGTACTGCTTCATTAACTTATTTCATTTTTGTTATATATTCGATAGTAAATATATCAAAATATTTTTGTAAATATCAAATATAAAATACTATCTTTGTATCAACAAATTCTGAAAGGAATTTGGGCTTTTAGCTCAGGTGGTTAGAGCAACTGACTCATAATCAGTAGGTCCTTGGTTCGAGTCCAAGAAGGCCCACATAATTATTTTATCCAAAACCTAATTCAACATATTCGTGAAAATCTTCTTCAGTTAGAGATTCATCATCATTATCTAAACATGTTATGGAGAATTGTGGTTCTTCAGATAATTTTGAAATGAATGTATCAACAAAATGTGCAGCAATTTCTAAATCCTGTGCTAAGAAGTCCAAATCATATGTTATATCTAAAATATATTCTTGATCTACTGTGCCACTTTCATATCTAGTTTCAAAATCAGAAACATTCAATTCCAAATTTACAACTAAATCAGACTTTTCAACTTTCTTTAAAACACTAGGAAACTCATAAAAAGCTTCAATCAATCTTGGATATAATTCTCTTTTTTTATAATCATCTTCTAAAGCCTCTTCAACATCTTCTTTACTAAATCCAGACTCCTCAAATTCTTCCATTGTCAAAAATGTATATTTGACACCAGATAAACGATAAGTTTTCATATTACTTAAATCAGCAGTTGATATAAAATATTTTCTCCATTTTTCTACATAACTAACATCTACTTCTGAATCATTTCTAGCATGACAGGCTGAGATGTAACCGTTAGGAATCATCGTCACACCAATCATAGAAAGAATATCTTCTCTTTGTTTACTTGTATCCCAAATAAAGAACTGTTTATTTACTTGTTTAACGTATTGTGTAAACAGTTCATCATCTTGTGCTATACACCAAGAAGTATCTTTACCGAGTTCTTTAGAAGCCTCAAAATTACTAATTAAAGCAATAACAATTGTATCATCTGAATGAATTAATTCGGCTCCTGGAGTATCTTTTACTTTACTAATGATAGTTTCTACATTAAACTCACCATCAACTCCTTCAATGAATCCCTTGATATGATTATATAATTCACCCACAGTCTTGTTACGAGAAATTTTACTAAAAAGAACATCTTTCAAATAATTTTCTGACAAATCTTTATTATCGGTAACCATTTTATGTAATAATAGAAACAAATTATAAAACTTATCTTCCTGTCCAGTCATAAGATTACGAACTTGTTTAGGTACCATATTGATTAATTTCTTAACAGCACTATCGGATTCAATTTTTTCAAAGAAATCAAGTAGTTGCTCATACGTATCAAATTTAGTAATATCTATTCCAGACGATTGAATATTAAGCCTGTATTTAACAAGTAGATTAAATACCTTATCAAACCACATTTGAATAGACTTATCCTTAGAAGCTATTTTTATAAACATTGGTAGATATTTTGAATACATTCCACTTAATTTAGCAGCAATAAAACTTAATGAATAAATGTCTTTCGGATCAATATTTAAACCTCTAGCTATATCTTCGGCCTGTTTCATAGATTCAAACAAGGCGTATGTTTTAAAATATTTCATTAATCAATATTGTTAATTTCTAGCCTTATATATTGACTAACTACAATAACATTCTATTAATCTCTATATCATTATATTCAGTATGTTGTTCGATCCATTTATCAATTGTAGATACACCAGGACCATACCGGCCAATTTGTAAAGGAATATAATCAATCCGGTAGTCTTCAAAAAACAAAGCTTCATTGTTTAATAATACAAATAAATCATTTTCACCTATATTACCAGTATATTCAATTAAAATATCAATATCAGAATTAGATCTGTAGTTACCAATAACTCTACTACCAACAAGAGCTACCTCAAGCACTTTTATACCAGAAGATAACTCCATATCCAAGACATGTTCTAAATGTACAATTATCTCATCAAAAATTATATCACAATTTTCCAGTGTATCTAAATCCGGATCCGAAATAATTTTATTAGGTTGCGACTCCTTACGATCAAAATCTTCATCAAATGAATCATTAAAAATCTCCATAATTTTTATATGATAAAAGTACTTAAAGTTTAAAAATTATTGTTTACTTTTGTATAAGTTAATAACATACAAAATTTAAGCATGGCAACATTAAGACAAAGAATGTATATACTAGTACCCTATAATTTAAGTAGTATTCAGAAATCAATTCAAGCCCTTCATGCTGTAGTTAGGTATCAACTTAAATATGGTCGTTCAAAAGAATATAAACAGTGGGCCACAAAAGACGAAACGGTAATAATTCTTGATGGTGGGACAAGTAATAAAAAAACTGGTTCTTTAGATAATCTACTAAAAGATCTTAAAAATAGAGATTATAATGTAGAAGCTTTCTACGAACCTGATGCAAATGATATGCTTACCGGTGTAGCAATATTAGCTGATGAAAGAATATGGGATCAAGATAATTATCCAAATTTTGTAAACGAAAATAAAGAAGTATATAATTATAAAACAACCAAAGAATATCTTTCATGGGTTAAAGATATAGGTGGTGAAAAAATTGTATATCTACGTGATGTATTAAATTATAAAAAATTAGCCAACTAAACTATGTGTCAGATAAAACTAAAATATCATACGTATGAACCAGAAAATGGTGATGAACATAATGATTCTAAACTAATAAAATCTCTTCTAGCTGATATTGATATCGAAGTTGATATTAAAACAGCAGCATCATTATGGAAGAAAAATTCTGATAATAATGATAGTGGATGGTTATTTCTACCCAGCGATGACGAGAGTATTAGAAATGTTATGAAATCTGTTATAAGGGATTTAATATAAAAAAAAGACCGGTATAATCCGGTCTTTTCGATTACTACTATGGGAGCCTAGTATCAATCATGAATGAATATTATAGGTTACCAACTTCTCCTTGTGGTACTTCGCTGGTAGGTATTTCACCAACATTATCTAATACTATTTCAGGGATAGGAACATTTGTTACAAGAAAAGTCTCTCGAATATTTTCCTTATCATAAACGGCAGGACTCTGGAATATGATTATAATTGTTTGCTTCAAATAATCAAACGCTTCCTGAGCTGAACTTCTACTATAACCTTTTATTTTCAATTCTGGTAATTCAGCTAAGAAGAAATCATAGTCTTTGTACATTTTTATAGGAAACACATATGTCTTATCACCATCTTTCCCATCAAATTTACCATCACCAATAAATTCACGATTTGGTGCGTAGTATGGTTTTTTATCCCCTACTATAAAATAATCAACCTCATTCAATCGACCCTGTGACTCAAGGAAATTCATAAGGCCATACACAGGACCATCTATTCTTTCAAGAGCATCATCAAAGGATACATTACTCTTAGAGATCAATTGTAATTCTTTGATTGTAACAGAAAAAATTTCAGGACTCTCCTGAGGCAGATCTTCTACAGGAAACTTGTATGTGTTACCACGAAAATCCCATGCTAAATATTTATTCTCACTCATATTAAAACTATTTTTTATTTGTGATAGTCTGTTTTTATCAAAAAGTTTTTATAAACTAAACTTTTTTTGAAAAATGTATATAATTATCATGGTAACTAAACAATTAAGTAAAAGAGTTCTTCGACTTTTAATAGAGTTCTGTAAGCAAGTACATGAAAAAAGAAAAGATAGAGATAATAATAACAATGATTCCGGACCACATAGATTAGATAGAGAACTTGTAGGTAAGATTGGTGAACTTTGTTATGCCTATAAACTAGACCTTATGCATTTATGTGATATGACAATTTATGAGAGAGGTCAAGTAAAATTAGGAGGAGACTTAGGCAAACATATACATGTTAAAACTTGTCACATAAAATATAAGGGTACAGATTTTGATTCCTGGTTAGTTGATATAAATGATGCTATCTATCTTAAACCTTCAGAGGAAGATTTAATTTATCTTGCTTATGCGAATGAAGAAGGTTATTGTGAAATGATTGGTCATGTCAAAGCCACAGATGTATATAATCGCTGGGAAAAAAGTAAAAAATTAGCTCATAAAAGAGCTATTTACTTAGATGATATTAAAGATCTCATACATGAATTTAATTTAAAAACAAATGCTTAAAGAAGACTTAAATAAACTAAACAAATAAATCTTTTGTAATTTTTACCAGACCACTTTCAATACCATCCTTGAATTGGCAGCGTCTAGTCATTTGATATACGCTATGATATTCTATAACATCATATAAACGGCTATTCATTTCTTCTTTGAATTTTTTATTTGAAGAATCGCTTTCATCACCAAGATCCTTTGGACTAAAATCACATTCGTACTTATCAATGTAATCCTTTAAAATCTCAGGAAGTATTGGGTTGTAAATGTACAAACTTATTGGTTTGTTTACCTTCTTAAATTTATACAAAAGATTTATCAAAAGTTCCATTTGTTGGTAATCAACAAAGGTATGTTCACAGATTATATTAGAACCTTCTTTTAGATCCATGAATTTTTTTATTGTTACTGATTCATTTTCCGGCCAAAAAGCTTCATTGAACCAGTACCAAATCTCACGTTCCTCTTTGAAATTATGTTCGAGTATTTTAGTAAGGGTCTCAGGAAAATCTTGAGGCCCATCATTATCAATGACTAAATTCATTATAGTGATTATGATTTAATTACTTTTATATTATTCTGTAAATGTTTCTCAAATCCCTGTAGTAAGGTTCTATGAAACTTCTCTTCATCTATTAATGATACTAAATTTGTATCTTCCATTTTAGTAAGTTGAGGATAAACTTTAATCTTATCTACGAAGAAATTAGTTTTACCAAAACAATTTTTATCAAATGTGAGTGTATAATTATCTTTTAACCGTATAATAGAAATGGGCTCTTTAAATAACTTCTCATTTATATTAACTACTATAAACACCCAATACCATTTTCTACGGTACCTCTTCTTATAGAATTTATATTCAAATAACTTCTCCATAAGTCTTTTATTCGTAGTAGTTTATATTAACGATTTAATTTGTTTCTCTGAAAAACCCTCCATACATAAACTATAAATATTGTTATATAAAGATCTACTTCCTAATGAACCGGTAGTCAACTTAACGAAAATCTTCATCGTTTTTTGTTCTACTCTCTTTTCAATTAAAGAAATAAAAGCGTTAGCTGTAGAATAGAAAGATAGATCTTTCTCGGATTCTTTGATGAAGTCTATTTGTTGTTTTGGTGTTTTCATATCTCTATAGTATAACTAATTTCTTAACGGCTCTTCTACCGTTTTGTTTGATAACTTGAACAAAGTATATCCCGGTAGATAAATCAAAATGTTGATCCTCAGATGTATTCTGTGAAGAAATTGCTGTACCCTTTTCGTTAAAGACACTTATAGATTGTACATTCGTTGTTGATACATTGAATGAACCACTTGACGGATTTGGATATATTACAAAGTCTTCTTGCGTTGATAATCCATCATTGATCCCAGTAGTAACAGATTCAGCTGTTTGTGTAATTGTATACTGAGCCGTAACACTACCAGATGTAAGCGTAATTGTCGCCGTTCTATCATATGCTGTATTGTTTAGACTTCCAGGAACAATAGATAACAATTGATTACCATTAAGGGTAAAACTAGACAGTGATGAGAAATCTAACCAAGAAATATTTATACCAGTAATTGTCCAATTATCATTTGAAGTAACTTGAACACTTTGTGTGTTAGCCACAATTGATGTCTGATTATATGTAAATGCAACACTATTTGTTGAGACAACCAATGTAGCTACTATAGGCTGAGCCTTCTGTGTAATGTTAATAGTGATATTTGTTAATCCTGGCGAAGATAGAGTTATAGTTGTAGTTCTATCAGTATTTGTAGTGTTGTCATTTAGTGTACGAATCCAAAGGATAGTATCGTTAGAGAAAGCTGTACCGGCTAAGATAGTACCAGAACCGTTTTCTATATTTAACCAAGAAGCATCTGTTATAGCCATGGACCAATTTGTATTAGAGCTTACCTGAATTTTATTAATATAGGTTGAGCCGTTTATTGTATCACGAGCATTTGAAGCAAAAGTAAGAGCTGTTACAGTTGTAGTTAAATAAGGTGTTACAGCAACATCTTGCTGGGTAACAGTAAGTGTTATCGTGGTTACACCTGCACTTATTGATATGGTACCAGTTCTTGGTGCTCCTGTTGTATTATTATCTACATAGAAAGTTATAGAAGTTGTACCAGATAGACCAGAGAGAGTATATGTACCACCAGCTATACCGAATCTCAACCACCCACCTGTAGAGGTAGCTGTAGCATTCCAATCAGCATCTGAAGTAACAGCTTCTGTATATGTATTCTGTATTGATGATATACTTTTAGTATATTCAACCAAACTCATAGTTGCCGGAGAAGCAGTTTGAGTAACAGTTATATCCGTTGAGCTTGCCCCACCGTTAAAGGAAACTGTTATAACACCACTTCTGGAACTTGTTAGAGAGGGATTAACGGTAACAGCTGACACCGTTACACTTCCTGAACCTGTCCCAGATGGTACACCTGATAATGTTACCCAAGACGGCTTTACGGTAATCGTCCATGGCATACCAACAGGTACTGTTATACTGATAATCTGACCCGCCACTCCAGGCGATGCATATGATAAACTACTAGGCAAAACGCCTATCGATACTGCGAAACTCGATAATGCTGTCATAAGCATCAGAGACATAACTAATAATATTCTTTTCATGTTTTTCATAGACTTTTTTGTTTGTTTATATTGTATTTAACGTTAAAACTAATAAAAGGTTTTCGGATATAATAACTTTTTTGATATTTTTTCACAAAAATTATATATAATAGTAAATTTCATAGCTTCTATGACTACCGAAAGTGAAGACAAATATAAGAAAAATCCTGAAACAAACAAAATAATAAAAAATAGAAACTCCTTATATTCAGATAAAATACGTATTTATAATGCCTTAAAACAATTTGTAATATCACCATTATTCTATTTTTGGTCAGAATTCGATAATTTTAAGGTGAAAGATAGTAAAGGTGAAATATGTGGTTACTATAATGTATACACAGATAACAAAAAGACAAAATACTTAGTTATATCAAATGATAAAGTACTGGCTTATATAAGCCTGGAGATTCTCGATTTTGATAAAGCTATTAATATCTCTGAAATAGATCCAGAGAAATATAACGAATGGAAAAATGTAATTGAATAAATATCACTTTTTATAATTTGATAACAGTGCTATTAAAGTAATTAATGAAGTTCCACCCAAGAACCAAGCAAGAGTATCATCAGTATAAGGTTCTATAGTTTTAAATTCTTGTATATAGTTCTTTATCTCATTAACCGACGTTTCATGATTTTTTCTATCAAACCGTATAACATTTTTTAGTTTTCCTTTTATTGTTACTGTTTTCTCTATCAATAATAAACTTGGAATTTTCACACTTCTTGCATATTTATAGTCTTTTATAACTTCTTCACGATTACTACCTTGTTTAGATATAAGACCAATAAAAAGATGTGAACTATTAATTTCATTAGTATAATAATAATTATCTAATATAGACTTTTTAGAGCTTTTAAAAGTACAACTCAATATACATTCTATTTCAATCAATTGCATCGATAGAATCGAAATTATATATTTTTCAGTTTCACTTAATGAACAAGAAACAAAAGTTCTCATATCTTATATAGTAAATGCACTGATTACACAAAAATTACATAATTGATGATAAAGAAGAACTACCAGGAGTGATTGCTGTAATACATTCAGAAGTCAAACACTCAGGACAAACATTAGCATTAATATCCATGGGTCCCTGATAGTTACAATTTGTACAAACTATATCAACAGTATCATCTTCATTAGAATCACACCATAAACACATACCTGGATACGTTGAACTTTCTTCATTAGCATTCATGATCTTGTCTCCACAATGTTCACAATCTTTTGGAAATTCCATATCTTGTATAAAGCTTTCAAAATTCTTAACATAAGTCATAAATAACTAATTTATTTTTAGTATATATGAAATTAGAGCTTATTAAATTATAAGCTTGTTGAGGTGCTTCAAGAACTACCTTTTTTGCCGTTATACACTCCACGTAGGTTTTTCAGGCCTACAATTGAGGTGCTTCAAGAACATATCTATTATAAACGTTTGAATGTCTTTATAATTCATACGATATTCCTTTTCAAAAATTGACCATACATGTTCATAATCAACATATAAGTAGCTATTTTTTCTATTGTACATCACAACATATCCTTCACTATCTTTAATAATAATAATATTATCACAGTATCTTTCTTTTTTTATAGAAATAGTAAACTCACTTATTTTATTAATAAAAAATTCCTCAGCAGATTCTTTCATGATATTATCTTATAAGTCCTGAACTCATAGCATATTCTGGATCAATATCCTTATTATCAAACCAAACATTTAATTGCTGGATAGCATGGTCTTCTTCAAGGAAATAATATTTATTACCTTCTTTATCTCTAACGAATCTTTTTTCGTGATAATCATACTCATCAAAACTTTGCATTGTAACAACAGTAATTAGTTTATCTTCTCTTCGGTAGAGTCTGAAATAAACTTCATTTGAATTTTCAATATTACCGAGTAATGTTGTTGGTAGTGTCTTCATATTAAATATTTTTTCTAAAATGCTAATATAAAAAGAAAGTCTGTAATTTACTACAGACTTTTTAATTATTTGGACTCAGTATTTTCATCTGGTTTATTCTTACCAGATTTCTTTGCTTCTTTTTCATCAGCAATAGATTTAGCCTTTTCTTCTAAAAATTTATTAAGATCCTTCATAGAACCGCTAAAACCACCAGTTTTACTACCATCTTTATCAAGTTTTTTATTCTCACGACCAAATTTAGGCATATCCTCAAAACCTAAATCAAATCTTAGTTTTCTATAAAAACTTTCCATAAGAGACAAGCTGTTACTAGCAGACTTATTTATTTTTTCTAACTCACCCATACCCTTGTATATGATTTCAAAATGTCTTGGTGATTGATCACCTTGCTCCATAAGATTAAGTTGCTTTAAAAGAACCTGCTGAGCTACAGAAGATAAAAAATCTAGAGAACCCTGATTTTTCGCATCTCTTTCTATACGACTTTTTATATACGATTGTTGAAGAACATTCTCATCACCATCAAGCCATAGAGAAGCAAGATTGTCTATTATTTCTTTACTATTTACTAAACAAATTGCTAATTCATCCTTATATTTAGAAATCTCAGGTGTATCCAAATTATTAAGATCAGGAAAATCTGTTGCTGTAACCAACATACCTTTAGGATTATCACCAAGATCCTGTTCTTTAGCAGTTTCCTGTATATCATTCATTCTATCTTTAAAATTCTTTTTGTCCTCTTTATCAGGCATATTTTTATTTTTATTTTTATCTATATTTCTTTAGTGTGTCTGTCAATTTAATAACCGTTAAACTGATTACTGGAAGGGTTATTAAATGGATTATTTAATGCTTTAGCATAAGAAGCTAAATCATTAAAAGGTCCTAGTTTAATATTATATTTAGATGATTTGTTTACTCTGTTTACAGAATTATTACCTCTTAAAGCAGAGAATAATGATGAGTAGTCAGCCGTACTTATATTAGGATTATTACTTAATCTCTCTTCTATTTCATTCAAAATATATGGTGTTTCTGAAAGTAAACTATCACATAAATTATGGAAGGTACTATTCTCAAAAGCTGTTGATAAATTAACAATGGACATAACTATATCATCATGTCCTGATTCAGCAGCAAACTGAACACTACCAGCTTTACTTTCCTTTTTAATAAATGTAGACACTTCATGTAGAGTGTTTTCTTCATGTACAACAATATCAGAAAGTTTCATCCTTTTCTGGTAACTCTTAACAAGGGATTCTTTATTAAGATTGACTTTTAAACCAATACTTTTTTCTACAGCATCAGCTCTATGTTTGTATCTAAAAAAGACATGACTACTGTATTGATTTCTTCCAAGGAATAAATCTTTAATCTTAGTAGTCATTTCCGAACCACCACTATTAAGCTCTAAAACAGCACCTACTTTATCAGGATTAAAAATTTCAAAAGCTATAAGATAAAATAATTCAGTTATTTCAGGCACAGAAATCATATTACTTCTATAAAGTCCTATTTGTTCCATATAAAAGAAATCATAAAAATTATCTGGTCTTGTAGGCCATAAATCTTTAGGTTTTATCATTAATCTAAATATATTAAGTACAGAAAAATCTTGTCCTATACCAGTACCAAGATCTATTGAAAAAACAATATGATAATTTTTTATATTAGCTAAAGAAAATAAATTAGGTCTATCCTTTATAAATGTTAATCCTGAATAATCTATCATTGTTCTTTGATCAAGTGTAGGTATTTTTAAATGTTCAAAATCAATTTTTCCATTAATGATTTTATCCATGAACTGAGCATCAAATATCATTTTATTTCCAGCAAGGAATTGTAACCCGTACTCTTGATTAAATGAGTCTTCTGAACCAATATCAGCTATAGCATCTTCTTTCCAAGAAGATATATCAGCAATTTCTAACAATCTATATTTTTCTTCACCTCTTTCAAATGTACATTCTCTGAAATAATCTGAAACAGTATTATCACCATCTTTTGATACATACGTTTCATTAAACCAGAAAGGTAAATCTTCATACCTATTCAGTATGTGAACAACACTATTACCTTTTAAATAATCATATTTTAAATTGGCTTTGAAACCTAAATTATTAACCCAATTTAAAATCTCTTCTGCTTTAATATTATATTTAGCACATATATTTTCATCTAATTTTAAATAAGTAACAAATCTTCCAGGAACCTGATACCAATAAACTCTTTTAGCATTAAAGTTATTTTTTTTCTTGTCACCAACAGGGCGTTCAGCGTCTTGTAACAATTGGTGGAATAGATTTAGACCTCGGGGAGTACTTGTAATTATTATTTTAGAATTCTCAAATGAACTTACTGTTGGGTATGTTGTACGATAAAAATCCTCTTGAATACTATTATCTACCAAACCAAACTCGTCCATATACAGAATATTTACACTACTTGAGGCCGAACTTGTCGCTGACGCTGAAAGTGTTTTTAGTCTGTTATTATTGTCGCTAAAAGTTATACTACCCTTTGCCCAGTTATTAACACCAGGTTTTAAAAACATAGGCAATCCAGTATAAATCTCTTTAAATTTAAAAACTATTTCAGCGATAGTTGTATGTAAGTTAGCGACAATTAAAATATTTCTATTGTTCTCAAAAATACAAGCATGTAATAAAAATATACAAGCTGTTACAGTTTTTGAAGATTGCCTGGAAGCCATTATGATGTTGAACCTATTATCAACAAACATATCCAAAATTTCTGCTTGAAAATCCCGTAAAATAATATTTCCGATTGAGCTGTCTTCTTTTCTTAATAAACAATATGTCTCAGCAAAATATTTAACATCAAATTTACATTTGGTATATTCCATTAATTCCTCTTCTGTGAAATCAAACACCAAACCCTCCTTTTTAACAAAAGGCATATTTTTATACCAATATTTTTCATGTCTTGGTATAACAAAACCTCTATCTAACCTATCAGCTATTTCTTTTATTTTTTCTGTACTAAAAGTTATTTGTTTAGACATTAATAGAAATTATATTTTTAAAATATTCGAATATTTTATCCTCTATATTTTCATTATATTTTATCCTCAACAAACCAATACCCTTATTTTTACAATATTCATTCTTTATAAAATCACGATGTTGATTATTTTTAAAAGCCTTTTGACCACCAAATATCTCAACTGATTTATAGTGTTGTTGACCATCATATTCTATAGCTACATTTAAAGAAGGTATATAAAAATCAAATATTAAAGGTCTTTTATTTCTACAATCAGAGAATTTATGTTGTTTAATAAACTCTACACCTAATTTCTTCAAAACTTTTTCAGATATTTTTTCACCCTTTGAATTTTTGCAATTAGGACAACCACTTCCTCTTAGGTGTCCAATAGGCGTTTGTTTAAATTCCCCATGTTTGGGACAAACAATTATAACATTTTTTTTATTACCAACATATTCTACTTTATCATAAGAAAATAAATCACCATGAACTTTTCTAGCACCAGCAATAAATTCTTCTATTGGTTTAGGTTTTGGTTTCGGTGTACAGTTACTACAACCATATTTTCTACTTGTGTGTTTATTTGGACTCTGTAAAAATTTCCCATGTATAGGACATATAATAATCACTTTTTTTATAGAACTAACATATTCTACTTTACTATAATCATATTTATTCTTATGTATAATATTTGCTTCTTCTATAAATAATTCTGTTGGTTTCTTAAAATTAGTATTACAATATGTACAACCACAACCTCTCAAATGACTATTTGGAATTTGTTGAAAAATATTATTACAAGTATTACATTTTATGGATACTTTCTTTCTACTTTTTTTATAATCAACTAAACTATAATCATATTTTAATCCATGTTTATCAATAGCCTTTTTAATAAAAGTTTCGGTGTTTGATGTTTTTGTTTCATTTCTTCTCTCACAACCACATTTATTACAACCATATCCTTTTATAAGAGCACTTGGTTTAATTAAAAAATTACCGTGCTTTTCACATTTCAATACAATCTTAGTTTTAAGATCAACAAAATTGATATTAGAGTAATCATATTTACTATTTACTATTTTTACCTTTTCAAGAAAAGTATCTTTTGTATACTTTACATTTTTTGCACATTTTGGACAATTATATTTTAAATGTCCCTCAATTGTTTGTTTAAAATACCCGTGAATTTCACAACCAATTTCAACTTTAGTTTTACTGTTTATAATGTAAACCCTACTATAATCATATAAATCACCATGAACTTTATAAGCCCTTCTCAAAAATTCTTCTTTATCAATTTTTTTGTTACCAGAACAAGCAGGACATCCTTGACCTCTCAAAAAATTGGATGGTTTAGACATAAAAGAACCATGCTCTTTACATATAATTTCAACCTTAGTTCTATTATTTACATATATAACTTTACTATAGTCAAATTTATCACCAAATTTTTCTTTAGCCTTTTTTATAAAGACTTCTTTTATGTTACTAATTTCCATAATCTTTTATATATTATATATCAGAATCAACTTTTTCTCAAAGTCCGATATAACTTTATATGAGTATAAAAAAAGAACATAAATGGGTTGTAGGTGATAATCGATTTCATCATCCGGACTGGCAAATCGATAGATTGGACTGTTTGAGATTTTATTTAGATGAGAACAAAACCTTCCCCAACAGTTCCGAGTGGAACGGTGAAAAGGCTATAAGTTTAGATCTTATGTTAGAATTTCTAAACAAAGAAGATTTTGCTATTGTACAACAAAGAAATTTTTCAGCTGGTATAAGACAAATAATTCTTTGTAAGAAAGGATTAGTGATCAACATATTTTCTTATGCTAAGGATATTGATTATTTCTCAGATGTTCCCGAGTTTATCTCTATTAAGAAAAACAGAAAAATAATCGTATCAACACGATTTGAAGTTTTACATGAGGAATTAAACAAACCAAAATTCATTGATAAACTGGTTAAATATTCAACATTAAAAGAAAATTCTTCCAGACCAACAGTCAATATAATATCAAAAGATGCTCAAGGTTTCAAACTCGTAGAAGTAATTATTGATACAACCTACAATGGTGACTTTGATATTCATTATGGAAAAGGTTTCACTAAATTCCATAATACTTTAATAACAAAAATGAATAATACCCACAAAGGTATAGTCATATTTCATGGTGATCCCGGTACAGGTAAAACTTGTTATATTAGAAATCTTCTTTGCGAATTATCCAAATCCGGTAAGAAGAGAATAATTATATTACCAAACAGTACTATAAACTATTTACTAGATCCAGACTTTACTGATTTTATTTTAGAACTTGTAGAAGAAATGAATTACGATGATGAATGGGGTGATGATATAATCAGTTATGGTGAGCAAAGTATTTTACTTGTTATTGAAGATGCTGAACCAATCTTAATGAAAAGAGATGATATGGTAGGTGGTAATCAAGGAACATCAAATATACTTAATATGACCGATGGTATTATGAATGATATATTTGGTTTTCAAGTAATTGCTACCTTTAATACAGATCTTAAAAATATCGATCCTGCTGTACTAAGAAGTAAAAGACTCATAGCTAGAAAGACATTCAATAAATTGTCTGTTGAGGAATCTCAAGCTCTTATAGATCATTTGAAAATAGAACATACAGCAACACAAACCTTAAGTGTAGCTGACATTTATGCTCTTAAAGAAAGTTCAGACAACACAATACTTATTGAGACTATTGAACCAAAACATAATAAGATAGGTCTTTAATCTAATATACAATGCTCACGACATTAATGTCGTGAGCATCTTTTTTATTTTTAAAAGTATCATTTCTAAAATAACAGTAAACTTTTGATATATAATTCAAAGCTAAAATATTTATTATGTTACCAAAATATAAACCATTTATTCCACATAAAATGAAAGTAGAAGAAAATATTGAAACTTTAGTCCCACCTTTGACTCCAGGTAGTCCAATTTTAGGAGAATTACCACAAGGCGAAGTAATACAAACACCAGAAGAAGTTCCCGTTCAGGAACCTTCTTATAAAGTTCTGTTTATTCATGGTGCTTCAGAAAATGAAGAGGAAACTTTGGAAGTAGCAGAAGCTCTAAAAGAAAAATTCTCTAACTGTGAAATAAAAGATATTCATCTTTACGAACTTAACATCCAACCTGAAGAAGCTATTAAAGATGGTATGAGTCAAATATATCAGGCTCTTGAACAAAGTGATGTGATTGTATTAACTATGGATGCTGACAAATCAGATAGTCTTCAAGCCGTTTTAAAACGTATTATTAATAAGTATGTTGAGAACAAAGGTTTACAATATAAAAGTTTTTGCTCTATTGTAATGGGTGGTGATATAGACACTAAAGATGAATTACTTAGTCTGGCCTATTGTCTTGGTATGATTGTTATGCCACAATCGATAATAATAGATTCAAATAGTTTGCCTGATGATATGACTTTACCATCCACTATATTATCTAATTTAAAAAACAACATAGTAACTACTGATAACGATACAGAAGAAGATATTATTGATTCAAATACTGGAGAACAAGTAGTTGATACAACTACTGACGAGTCTGATCCTAATGAAACTTTGGAAGAAGGTGAGGATGAAAACACTGATGATTCTAATAAAGATGATGATACAGATGAATCAGATACTGACGATGATAGTAATGATACTGAAGAAGAAAATGAAGAGACTGTCTTCAGTTATGAGGAATGGAAAAAAAGACAACCTTCTGAATCTATTATAGAAGCTAAAAAAATATTAGATATAAATGATTTTATAGCTCTTTATGAGAAAAAATATACACAACCATTTAATGATGCTGAAATACTTTAAAAGACTAACCGAAATGGTAGTTGTTGGTTTAGATGAGAAAGTTGATTTTCCTGAATTTAATCTTACCGGCGTAGTAGCAAAAATAGATACTGGGGCCGATGGAACATCTTTACATTGTGACTATATTCAACAAAAAGATAACTTGATTGAATTTACGCCTTTGGATCCAAGTTATCCACAATACAAAAATCAAAAGATTGAGAAACCTATTCTTGGTACTCAAGAAGTGATGAGTTCAAATGGTGAATCTGAAGACAGATTTTTTATTGAAACCACTATCATAATTAAGAATAAAGAATACATCACAAATGTTAGTTTAACAAATAGAGCTAAGATGAAAACACCGGTTTTAATTGGTAAGAATGTACTTAAAGGTGCATTCCTTGTTAATCCAGCATTATAAAACTTTTTACAATTTCTGTATATAAATCTATACAGAGTCTCTGTATAAGAATAAATACTTCTTAAAATAGAATAAAATTTAGATGGCAGGAAAATCAGTAATGGGTGGTGTTGTTATGCCTTTACCAATAGTTCACTTAGAACTGGTTAACCCTGGGCCTACCATGAAGTTTGTATTCAAGATGTTTAAAGAGAATGGCCAGAATACACCATTACTTATTCCATATATTGATAACCCATCAAGTATTCCGGTTCCTGGTATAGTTCAACTCCTTAAAGGGGATCTTGGTATTGCTGAAAAAATATTATCACCACTATTACAAACAACATTACCTTTTTTTGCTAACCCTTCTGTTCCAGTATCTGGAACAAATAAACCAGGTTCTTATTCTTTTGGAACAAACAAGAATCTGAATGCTAGTCAAAAAAATTATATAGACAGTACTGCCGGAACCAGAGTAGGCTTTAAAAGTTTTGAAATGACAGCTATTCAAGGTATGATGGAATCATTAAAACCTTTGATGGAGATTGCATTAATTTTAATGGAACTTCTCGCTGTTATCGAAGATGTTATTTGTAGGAATAAAGCAACATCGATTAAAATTCCTGTAGTTGGTTGGATAGGTTTCCCATCTAGGAAACCAAAATATACTTATGGTTCATTAAATTATAATTTACAACATTTTAGAAAAGCTTTACAGAATGGTGTTAAAGCCTTTAATGCTGGTGACACATATCCAGCAATAGCAACAAGTACACCTGGTGGTAGTGCCCAACCACCAGATGACCAAGATCCAACTGGTGCGGATCCAAGAGATTCTATTTATCTTGCTTATTTTGATGAAGACGGTAATGTTATAACACCTCCAGCCTGGGTGTTAAATTCTGGTAAATGGGGATTTTCTCCAGCACAGGCTGATATTGTTACAACAACTGGGGATAATCCAGAGAAAACTGGATTTCCACTTTTATCTGATACAATCATGACTGGTGTTAATCAACTTTACAAATACCATTTAACTGTTATTAATCAGACACCTGCTTTAATTGTACAAAGTGATGCTTATGCAGCTAATCTTGATAGTAATACACCACCTACATATGTAAACCAATCTGATATATTACAAGCACTCGGTACAGATTTTGATCCGAACAAACATATAAATGAAATAAATGGACAAGTTAATGAGTTACAAAATAATATAAGTGATACGGTTCGTCAGACTATACTTGGTGAGTATATAAACAAACATTTAAATTCACAATTAAAAAATAGATATATCGAGAAAGTATCTACTGGTCAGATTTTTCAAGCTAAAGATCTAAATTCTAATACAAACCCAGAAGATAGTAATAGCATTAATATAGTTTATCCAATATTTTCCTCAGTTGTTACTTTAACAGGGGATACAACATCATCTACTTTAAGTGCAGAGGTATATGCTGTCCCTAAAGGTGGCACAGCTCAACAACTTACACCATATCCAAATGATTTCCGAATAAAAAATGATAATGGTAGTTATGTTGAATTAAGACAAAAAAATGATTCTAAAATATATTATGAAAAAATTACTTTAGTAGCAAATTTTCAAACAGTAGATACTATTGATGCTTATTTTAATACAAATGCGAATCCAGCTTCTGTACCAGCAGATAAAATTATCGTACCCGAAAATACAACTAAATATAAAAACAATAAAATTCCAGGAATAGTATTATCTTATTATTTACCTTTAGTATGGGAGGAAGTTCTTGTATATCAAATACAAAAAAATATTTTAACAACAGATTCTGCTGGTAACGCATCAAAACAAACTGTTGTTATAGGAAATGAAACGGATACTATACAACATATAATAGAACCCGAATTAGATTATGAAATAAGACTTATTCAAGTAATAAATTTACCGATAATATCAGATGGTTCAATAAATAATTTAGTTGCAGCTTTTCCGAAACCAAATTATTTAGTTGTCTTCAGAGAGGAATTTACCCAATCCAGTGTAATACCTATACCGGTAACAAGTGCTGGTAGAATTGATAGACAGCCCTCTACTACAGTAAAACCACCACAAACAAAATATTTACAAATCTCAGAACTTACTTCAGATATACCAACGATAGCATATGTTGCTATAACTGTTAACGCTGATACCACAACAGATTTAAAAATGTATGACCCAATAGATCATACAATGCTTTTAAGATATATTAATGATAACAATTTAGTTGTTGGTAATTATTACTACTTACGATATACTAATACAGAATTTGGTACAGAATCAGCTAATAACAATAATGATAACGGTGAATTTTATCAGATAAGATCATTAAAGCAAAATTGGATTAAGGAAACTTTCACATCAAACTTTGATTCAAGAATGAATAATATAACAGGAGTTTTTCCTTCACCTCCTGTTATGATTGAAACAACAACCAATGATACAGAAACTATATTGTTCGATGCTCCGACACAGTCTATAAGAATACACAAAAGTAAAAACGTTATACCTTCCTACATAACCGATTCTACACAACCACAATTACAATTTTTGAGTGGTACTATTAATATAGGCATATTTTTCGTTTATAAAATTCAAACCTCTGGAGATTATATAATTTACAATATAAATTCTACTTTGAGTTCTACTCTTATAAAATCAGAAAAAATTGCTGCTAATTATTATTTTACAAATGTTAATAGTGGTGTTATGCTTAATTGGACACCTGCTGTTGTAGCATTTCAGTATCTTGATTCAAATCAAATAGACTTACAAGGTAACTTGAGTGCTTATACGGGTAATATAGAACTTTACGGTGTTAAACAATTAAGTGTTATAGATGATATCTTTACAAAGAAAGGTAATACAATATTCTTAGATGGTGTAAACACCGATCAAGATTATAGTAACCAGACTAATCCTTTACAAGCTATACAAAAAGCAACTTCTTATTTAGCAAATCTTGATAAAATGATAGATGGTTTTTATACTGTAAATGGTATTAAAACAATAACTACCGAAAAAGGTCTTAGTATTAATGTAATAGATCTTGACCCAAACGATTTATCTATTATCAATAATAGAACCGCTTACATATCAAATCCTGCTATATCATGGTATAGACCTTTTAATATTACTGAAGCACCAAGTATTACAGATATAGAAGGTAATAATAATTTTCCTAATTATAATTCTCAAACAGGAACAGCCTTTTATGAACCTACTTCTGTTGCTCCTACTTTTAGAATACCAGCGAAATATAAAGGTCAAAATTATGAGCATATAGTTCCTGCTATAAACATGGGTAATGACCAAGGTGAAGGTATTGTATTTCAAGGGTTAGATCCAAGATATGTTAGTAGAACAAAATGGAAAGTTTTCTGGCTTGTTGAAGCAATAAAAAAAGATACAGCACCTATCATATTTGGTGAGGCTTCCATTGGTGCACCATCACCTTTACCTACAGATGTACCTACCTGGCAACTTCCGGATCCAGGACCAACACCAGATACTAGTCCAAGTGGACAAGAGTGGTATAGTTTAATTCATAAATTAACAGCTTTACCTTATCTTATATCAAAATTAGGTGTTCTTTTATTTGGTAAATTAATACCAGCTATTAAAAAATTAATACAATTAGCTTCAAACCCAACTAAAATTACGGATCTTCTTCTTCAGATAATAAAAACAAAGATTTCTAAAAATATGGAATTCTTTGACAATTCATTTACTCAAAATGATTTCAATCAATCTGTAAAGAGTTCTCAAGGTAGTTCAAAATATTTTTATACAGGAAAAACAACAAATCCTAGTATGCCATCTACAGCTTCCTTTATTTTAGATGGTGCCGGTGTAGCAAAGTTTGGTGCCAGCTTAGGTCTTAATTTTCCATTTGGTGTAAAAGTATCCACTCTTAATCAGGGTAATAGTAATACAAAACCAACATATAATAGTAATTGGTTTAGTGCTGTTACCACTGACAATAGAACAGCAGCCGAAAAAGATCCAACAAAATTTCAAACAAAAAGAGATCAACCAATAATTAAGATGATTCTTAACATCATTAAAATTCCTTTTGAAGTAATATTTTTGATTGCTAAATGGTTAATATGTTGGGTTAAGAAACTTACAAACCCAGCATTACTTTTATCAGCTGTAGAAGAATTATTATCGTTTAAATGGCTTCTTTGTATTATAAGTCCTATGACACTTTTAAAGATGGTGGGAGCTTCAACCAAACCAGCCGGTTGTGGATGTACTTCTGATGATAGTAGCTTAGGCCCTGATTTAGTAGCTCTTCTTGCTGCCTTTGATACGGATGCCGATAATATAGGTAAAAATGCTGCTCCTCAAGGTGCTCAAGCACTTATAGATGATTTAATCAAAGATATTGCTGGTATTGGTAATAATGATTTAGTTGAAGTTCTCGTTTACAATATCTACAAAAATGGTATATACGTATCCAGTGAACAAGATATAATACCATATAACCCCTTGAGTGATAGTGGTACACTCAATCCTAGTGTTCCTCCTTTAGATGCTAATGGTAATACGAATACACCAGCAGGGAATGCTGCTTCGGCTGCTGCTAATAGTCCTGTTCCACCTTCTGGTTGTGGACCTAACACATTTGATTTAAGTGGTCTTATCGCTATGCCTTTTGTTTCGAGTATGCCTTTATTAAATAAATGTCAAGTTATACAAGTATTTTTAAAACCACTTCAGATGATACTTGGTTTATTGACAACAATCCAGGAATTTCTCAATGCTTTTATAGGAATGCCTACAGCAATTTTTGGTTTAGAACCAACTTTATCTGTACCAAAAATTGATGTTATAAGTAGTATCCAAGCCAAAATTACTAAATTGACAGCTACCTTAACACAAACCACACCAATGACTCCGGTTAAATAGAAACTTTCCTTTTTTCAATCATATTAAGAATTACTTGGTCAGGTGTTAGAATTTCTGTTTCACCTGAAGCTTTCTTTCCCCAGAACCAATTAGGTGTGCGATTCCTCGGCCAATCTCTATCACCACTATTTTGTAAATTTTCTATAAAAAGAACCCAGGTATCTAAGGCCAATGATTTATTAGTATTTCTATGATTAAAAGATTCCGCATGTTCGGGTAGTTTTCTTCCGAGTTGTTTATTAACAAAAAAGAAGAAAGACTCTTTTTCTTTAACCGTTACGTTTTCGTAGGCCTTTCTATTAGAAAAAATTACATTTACAAATTCTGTTAAATTCATATTTTAACTTCAGTAATATTAGTAATTGAAAAATCAGAATCATATTCACAGGATTCACCATCAAAACTGGATGTGTATAAAAAACTTATATCACATAGGTAGATACCACAAGCTAAATTTAAACTCTGGCTTTTCTGATATCCAAAATTATAATCAAAATCCAGAGCCTCTTCGATAGGTTGTTTATCTGGTTCGGATTCATTAGCATCTATCTGTTTTATAAAAATTATATCACGATCATAAAGAACAGCTATTATACATTTATTGTATACAACATTATTTATTTTTTCTTTAAATTTATTTAATGAGTTATCCATATTAATCATTATCTAATTTGAGTCTTAGAATATTAAATTTTGAATTTTCAATAATTTCTACATCTAAATTAAGAAATTTATTCTCTCTATATTCTTCTGGTATATCTTCTTGATAAATATCCCAAAGATTCCTACTTATTAAAATTCGTCTTAGCCGGCCACCGTTCCTGCATTGGCACATTATGGATTCCGTTGACAATTCCTTTAATCGTTCGGTAATATCTCTGAGTGTAATTTTTGTTTCATCATTAACCATCTACATATCATTTATAGTAAGACCATTTGTTTTCATTAAATCATTAATAGTCTCTGTGAAAATAGGATTATTATGTAATTCAAGAATAATTGAGGTAAGTTTAGAATTAACATCTTTTAATAATTTAGCCTTCTCCAAAGCTTTATTAGCATTATTTAATGCTGTTACTAAATCATTTGTTATTTTTTCTTCTTCTGACATATTTATTTCCAGTCCCTTTTAAATTTCCATATCATTGCTGCCCAATCCAAAAATGTTTTATCATCAATACAGTAAACATAATTCTTTTCATTTACAGCTTTCTTTTTTATTAAACCTTTTACAAAAAGTTGGTTTAAGGTAACCGAAATATTTTTACTTTCTACTTTAACCTTCCTTGCTAAATCACCAGATGACATTTCAGTAGCTCTTTCAGCCAGGATATAAATTATTTTTTGACTTCTTGTTGATAAGTTATCCAAGACACCTTTATAGAAAGGTGTTATTCTATCCAACATATGTTGTTTATCTATTATTTCAGAATAATATTTTTTATAATGTTCTAAAGCTTCTTCTGTTATATGAATCATTGTATTCGTATTATTCAAATCTCGTTGCTAAATCTTCTTCTTTCCAAGAAACCCAGGGAGCATTTACCGTAGGTTCTACAATTCTTTTACCTGAACTCATATCTAAACCTAATTGTCTTTCTATATTTGTATCAATTAATCCTTGACATACTCTTTTATTATTGGAATGACAGGCCCAATTATTACCAGTTTCTCTTTTCATTTTTATAATATCAAACTGACTTGGTAGACAACCATAGTATTGAGCATCATGAGATTCTTTTGTTACATTTTCATTAAAGGGGCAAGTTATACAAGCTTTTTTACTCATTGGAAAGTTCTTGTTTAAAACTTTGATACAACTCTTCACTCACACCAAGTCTTGAGAACCAATTCTTAAAATACTTCTGAAGTTCATTGGTTCTTGGATTTGTGTCAATATGATACATTTCGAAGTCTTTTCTATTTTGTATTTTATCAGATATAAGCATTTGATTAACTTCCGGAAGTATACTTAATTCAATATCATTGATATTAGATATATTTCTCTGAGAAAGATAGTTATTAGCTACTCTTCTATATTCCATAGCAAGTATAAATGCGGAGGGATGGATTTCAAAATCATTGAAAGGATTAACTAATAATTTGTCTGACAAATAATTCTCAGATAAACTTTCATCACTTTGTAATATAGGATGAAGACAATAAGCATCTTTGGTAATAACACTCACACCGATTTTATTAAGAATGTAAAGACCTTCATCGATATGGTTCATAAGATAAATACCAGATCTTTTGGTTCTTATATCTTTATAGATGTTACTTATTAATCTATAAGCGTATCTTTCAGAAGGACTTTCAATTTCCTCATAAACTATTTTATTTTTATTTAAATACCCGCTAATTCCACAATCTTCGATTACTAGTACAGTTTTACCTGAGGCTATAATATAAGGTTTATATAGACCTTTGTTACGATAGCTTTTATACACATAAACTGAAATAAAAGGTTTTACATAATCAATATATTCAATATCAACTTTCAAACCAAAGCCTATATCTTCATAATTTTTAAATGTAATACCGAATCTTTTGAGTTGTATCGCTCTATTTTTGAAATAATGTAAGGCTTGCTCATAAGTATCAGCATCCATTTGAAATCTTTCTTGTAGTACCATATCACTACAAATATAAAAACTTTCCATGAATAAACCATATAATTGATAGAAAACATTACAAAATATATACTGTATGAAAAACGATAAATAGAACATGAACGAACTTAAAGCTTACTCCAGTCAAAATTTTAAAAACAAAATAAGTTATTTACTTTCAAAACTAGATTCATGTAGTCTATTAGATTTGAATTATTGCTTATATTTCTTAGACGAAGAGTCTATAAAAACTTCTGGAGTACCTTTCACCTGGCAAAGTTATAGAGTGTGTGAAATTGGTCCTATATGCAATAATTTACATATGGAGTTTATAGAAGGTATTCGATTTAAAAATAGAGGAGAAGCTCTTGGTCTCTCAGGATTTATAACTTGTTCCGGATCTCGTTGGAAAAGTAAGGTATCCTTATCTGAAATGTATGAAGAAGATCCGTCAGAAATAGAAATATCATATTCAGACATGGAATTAATTGATATTCTTTCAATTACTTTTAATGATAATATCAGAGATAATAGTTGGTTGTTTTCTCTTGTTGGAACTTTGTACCACAAATATTCCCAGGAACAACATATATTAAATCAATGGGAAGCTATGATAGGTAGATCATATTCTATGATAAATTGGATTGAATATATTGATACACCAGCTAAAAAAATAGCTTATAAAGATTCATTCATGGATATGTTATAGTTCTGGATTCAAAATTTTATTAACAACTGATTTTCCATGAACATATTTTATTCTTCTGAGATACTTTAATTGTTCTTCTAATTTCTGTAGTTGTGTTTTCGGTTTTAATTTCATCATTTAATCTTCTATAAATTGTTCGTTTCCGCTATTGATGTTATTATAATATTGTTCCCAAATATACAAATCTTCATCTGAAATATTATTTAAAATATTTGAAGATATTATTTGATTGAAAACACTAACTAAGACAAAACTACCAAACATTTTAGTTTCAAACATAGTAACTCTTAGATAATCTAAAAAACTTACACAGAACTGATCATAAGTGACTTTTTTAAATAAAACATCTTCAAGGTCAAGTCTGTTTACAATAGTCAACATTTTATTAACAATTGATGCATAAGGTGTATTAATATGTTTATCAACTAAATCTCTCCAGAATTCATAATTCTCAATAAATGTCTTTTCATAATTATCCAATATTTTATCTATTTGATCATCACTGGTAATAGGGGTGAATTCGTCATCATAGTATATGTTGAAAAAAGGAACCATATCTGTGTCCATAGTTTTAAATTATATATGTATTATATATTTTTTTACTAAAGTTTTAAATATTCAAATATTTTAAAATATTATTCAACTTTTATTAGGTATTAATCTATAACTATTACAAACCAAAGTTTTTGTATAATGGGAAAAAAAGAAGCAAGTGAAATTAAATACAACCAATATGTTGTAGAAAAGGATAAATACTTTTACCCATCGGGTGAAATTGAAACAACAAGAATTTTACCACCTGGTTATTATGAGTTAAAATATGCTCAAAATACTGGTATCTATGCTATGCGTAGAGATGTTGTAACAGACGAATTAATAAAATTACCTTTAAAAGTATTTAACCAGGTTCTTACTGATATAGAAACTTTTTGGACCAAGCAAGAAAATTTTGATCGTTACGGGTTTGTCTTCAAAAGAGGTATTCTTTTACATGGCCCTCCAGGTGCCGGTAAAACTTGTTTAATTAAATTACTCGCTGATGATTTGATAAACAATCAAAAAGGTGTAGTTATAAGACTTTTTGATGGTCGTGACTTAAATCTATATGGTGATTTCATGGAAGAAATTTTCAGATCAATTGAGCCTGACAGACCAGTAATGACTATAATCGAAGATATCGATGGTTTATGTGATAGAGACGATCAAGAGACAGCCTTAATTAATATTTTAGATGGTATTACACAATCTAGGAAAGTTGTTTATGTTGCTACAACCAATTACGTTGAAAAACTAAAAGCACGTATCACAAACAGACCAAGCCGTTTTGATAGAATTTATTCTGTAGATCTTCCAGATGATAAAATAAGAAGATATTATCTTGAGAACAGAATAAAACCTGAAGATATGCATAAAGTTGATATGGATCTTTGGGTAAAAGAAACAGATACTTTTACATATGCTCACTTAAGAGATTTAATTGTTTCTGTTCTTATGCTTGAAAACACATTCGAAGAAGCCATTACACATCTTAAAGCAATGAATAGTAGTAAACCTAAAACATCAGGTAAAAGAAAGGTTGGTATTGATGGTGATGAAACAAATTCTAAATATGCCGAATACGATAATAGCTTTGATGAAGACCATGATGATACAGAAGATGAATGTTTAGACTGTGAAGATGAATCAGTAGACTATGAAGAAGAGTCTGATTATAGAGATACACCTGATGATGAACGATTCGATGAAAGATATGATGATGAACTTCCAGGTGGATGGAAGCCTCCACAAAACTAAATAAAAAAGGAGCTCTATTGGGCTCCTTTTTTATTTAGTCGTTCTTTCTGTTTAAGATCAACTTTAGCTTTTTTAATAGCTTCCTTCAAATATTCTCTTACATCATCTTCAAGATTTTTACCAGTCTTTAACTCATTGTAAATATATTGTGGATCAGCACCTTGTTGTTCAATTAAATATTTTGTTTTTTCTAGTGATGCAACCTGGTCACCACTCCAAGATTTTCTAGCTGCGTTAATACCAAGATCATTAATATTGATTATCTTACCTTTGTATTTATTAAACAAAAATTCTAATCCTTCATCAGATTCACCATTATAAGCATATGATTCAACCAACTTATTTATTTCTTCATCTGTTAATTGTGGACCATTTTCTATCAGGTATTTCATTATTTCATATGAGTATGTTGAGTATAACATTTGTTTAAATGTGTATTTAAACTTAAGATCCTCTACAAAATATTTAATGATTCCCATCATGTCATTAATATTTTCATTGGATTGTTTTTTGACAGCCTCAGCAAAAGATGATATAATTATTTCAGATTTTTCTGATTTATTAAAATGATAACTTTTTGTTTCAATGACTTTTCGATCCTTATAGTAGGCACCTTTACTTATAAGATATTTGACAAGTTCCAAATTACCACCTTTAATAGCACTTATTAAAGCAGTTCCGTTATTAGATTCAAAACTTCTTGAACCAGAATTATATTTATTTAAGTCAACACCTAAACTTTCTAAAAATTTAACTATATCTGTATGACCATTGACTGAGGCCTTCAATAAATATAAGTTCAGATCTTTTTTATCTAATATATTATATTTCTGTCCTAACTTAAGAATATCTAAATGACCATTTGATGCAGCATATTCAAATATAGAATTACTTAAAATATTATCCTTAAATTTTTTGTACCCATTCTCAAGTGCAAAATTTAATATGTCAGTATAACCATTGTAACCAATCGTAAAATAATCTAAATCTTTTAAGGATGCACCATTATTAAATAATAATTTAACCATTTCTAAATCATCATTTTTACAAGCCTCATATATAGGAGCATGAGAATGTTTATCAGGTTCATTTACAGGACAACCATTTTTAATTAAATAAGCAACAAGTTTTGTATTATCAACAATTTTCTCTTCGTTTTCTTTACTATATTGGTCCTTTATTGCTTGAGTTATAGGAGCACTTCCAAGTTTCTTCAAATCAAGATTTTCTTTATCAATAAGTTTCTTTAATTGATCATATTTTTTATTTCTAATTGTATAACTTACCCATTTATTTAAGGTATCCTTACATATTTCAGATAAATCATTATTTCTTTCATAAAAGAAATCCATGATCTCATGAACATCCTTATCACTTGCGTATTGTATTATTGAATAATTATTATCAGGAGAAACCTTTTCACCGTAGTTAGTTTTTTTTAAACCTGATGGTTCAGCACCAGCTTCAAGAAACATTAAAAGTATTTTATTATTTAGATCTGTTTCTTCATCATAACGACCTGGGATAGTTGATAGAAATATTGAATTAGAAGAATTTGGTAAATTTGGATTTGCACCTTTATCAAGTAAAAACTTAATTTTATCTATATCTTTTTCATGTACAGACATACCCAATAATTCACCACCATCAACATTTATATCACCACCTCTTTTTAAGTATTCATAAAATCTTTTTTCATCATTTAAATGGTAGAAGAATTTTAATTCGTCTATTTCCTTCTTGTCAGAATTTTCTTCATCAAAGCAAGGCTCCGCACCTAAATCAAACAATTTTTTAGCTAATTCTACATTGAAAGAAAAATCTGGATTATTGATTAATTTTACCGGAATAGCTTGTATAGTAATAAACATTGGTGTTTCTCTAAAACGATTATAACTTATATTCATATTCAAGACACTTTTATCAAAAGCTAAAAATTTATCAATAAGTTCTTCATTTTTAAGATTAATAACATCAGGAAAAAAGGCCTTTATAGTTTCTTTATCGAATTTATAATTTTCAATATAAAAATTAATAAGTGGTATTTGAATATCTTGGGTTATATTTTTATTTCTATTTTCAATAGATAATTGTGAAGCTATATTATTCTTATCTTCATCAGAGAGCTCTTTAATTAGATTAGGAAACTGTTTGGATAAAAACATGAACAGTTTTATAGCTTGTACCTTAGAAGCATAAACAATTTGATTTTGTGTGCTTATGGCTTTATTTGGTCTGATATTTTTAATATCTGTTAATGCGTATACCTCATCACTTGATCTGTAACCTTTAGTGAGCAAATATTTATAAAAATCAACATCATCCATAGCTATAGATAAAGTTAAAGGAAATTTATAGTTTGTATGAATATGACAACCTTTATCATACAAAAAAATAATAAAATCTTTGTTTTTCTGTGTCTGCATGGCTACATAATCAATATATTCATAATTAACAGAATTAACTTCAATAAATCCGTCTATTTTATAACCATAATCATTTATTAATTTGTTAAATAGTTCTTCATCACAATTAACGAGGGCTAAATTCATTACAGCATTATCATCAGTAAATGGATTCAAACCGTTATCGAATAAATAAAATATTTTTTCATTATCACTTGTTCTTATAGCTGCCTTAAACTCATATAATAATTCAATCTCTTTTTGTTTATCTTCTTTCTCTGAGATACTCATTGGTTTTAAAACATTCAGTGGAATATTATACTGTTTAGCATATTGATCAAAATCTCTGATTTGAGTATCATCTTTAAAATGTGCAGCATTATTATTGTTACTTGGTTTGTATACATTACCATCTTGATCAATTGTAACACCAACTCTTGTGTGAATGTCAGAGAAAGGTACAGCAAAATCCCATATAGAATATTGGGCATTAAATTTATATTCAGCTCCTACATAAGTATCCCAGTGTGTTTTAGAATCTTTTATACACCAGGATGTATCACTTAGTAAAGCTTTAGAAGCTGTAAAAGTATAAATTCTTGCTATAAGTAATTCTCTTTCAGGATTAGCATAAACTAATTCTGCTCCTTGTGTATTAAGAATTTTGTTTTTTATAAGATCATAATCCCATTCCTGATTAACAAAACCTTCAAGGCTTTCTATTAATTCTGTTAGTGTTTTATAACGTGCCAGCTTTTTAATAAAAGCTTGTTGAGTTTCCTTGGGTAGTTTATTTAATTCTAATGCTAAGTTATCTACTTTACTTTTAGTATTTGTGTCAGCATCTCTATACCAATTTTTTTGTGCTGGTAATAAAGCATTAAAAAATAGTTTAGCTTTTCTGTAGCTTTGAAGATCCCTTAGATCATCTTCAAGTTCTTCAAAATTTTGATATTGTATAACCGGCTTAGGTAACTGTCCAAGTAAATCTTTTAATTCAAACAAATTATCACTGAGTCTTTCAAGATCAATCATAGGGATCTTATCATCAAATCTGAATTTGGTAAACAGACCTAAAAATCCAGGTCTTTTTTTAAGCCAGACCTGTATTTGTAAAAAATCAGGATCCTTGGGATCAATATTATTTTTTGTAATAACCGACTTAGCTTTTTGCATATCTTCATTCATGAGGTTGAATGAATCAAAATTCAGTACAAATGACATTAATTTTATTGAGTTTGAATTATATATCAAATTTTACTAATATACAATACAAGTTATTTCTGAATATACAATTCACTCATGCTAACAATAAAAGTTTCATCAGGCGAATATTGTGGGTATACTAATATGTTTCTACCTCTTTTAGAAATAACAATTACTTGAGTAAGTCGGCAATACCCAAAATTAGGACCTTGTTTATAATAAAGATGGGCACCTTCAAATACATTTTCGTCCATAACTTGTTTATGTGTATTAAGAATACCGTTTATGATAAGTGGTTTACGACCGGCGTTAATTCTTGAGAATATAATAAATTCAGATTTGTTTTCTGGATGTAGGTTCATACATACTCTTAAAGCAAACATATCAGCTTCGAGTTCTTCCTCTTTTTGTGTTAATCTTCTTTTTGGATTCCAATGAAATAATACATGTCCTACCTCATGAAAAAATACATATAAATTATGAATTGTATCCATGGAACGAACATGGATTATCTTACCATCTGTTTGGCCCATTAAATCAATACCAGTTTCAACAGACCATAATTTCTCAGGAAGAACTTCTAATTTACAATTCAACATATCAGAAATTTTCTTAGCTAAATTCCAGTTAGTAAGATTTTTATCTTCTTCTAAATAAGAGTTCCAGGTTCTACTTACATTTGAAGCAGCCTTCTTTATCAAATGATTTATATTACTCACAAAACAAGTTTCACTAATACCTTCTCAACAAATTCTTTCATATCATCATAGTTAGCCAAACCTATAGTATCCATTTTACCATGACAATAATTGATAAGTCCATAATTATTTTTACCATCTACTTTAGGTAATGTTGTAATAACACATGATTGTATACCTTTTTCATGAAGAATAGAAGCATCACTTCTAGCCATGGTATCATCAAATGGTTCACATTCAAAAGTCTCTCTGATGTAGTTAAAAAGACTATTTCTTTTTCTTCCAACTATAAAATTTGTACCACCAACAGCAGTCAGTTCTAAATTCACTACCCAGCGAATAGATCCATATTCACCGGCTTTAATCATTGTAGCTAATCTGTCGGCTCCAATACCACCAAGTTCTTCACCATCAGTAAATACAATTGTAGTATCCGGCATTAAAAGCTTTAAAGCAATAAGATTTATTATACTGGCACTGTTATCATTACAGTTATCAATATCAGGATTTTTAATATCATGGTGAGCAATAAGCATTGTACTGCTTTTACCTGGAAGAACTATGTTGTATAGTTTATTTTCTTCCATTCTAAGCATTTTTTTCTTGAACCTCAAAACATCTTCATGGAAATTTAAATTCATTTCCAGTGTAAAAAATCTTTCTCTTAAGTCTTCAGGTATTTGATCACTAAAGAAAAATTCAACAGGTAAATGTATGCTTCTGGATGAAGTTTCTTGAAAAGACGTTTTTATAAGATTTCTAAGTTCTATAAACTCAGCTTTTACTTTCTCTGTTATATTTTCAATTTCGACTAAAGGTAGATTAAATAAAACAGATTCTTCTTTTGAGAAACCGAAAGAAATAGGATCTGTTGTTGAAGCCTGTGTGAAAGAATCTATTGTATACTCTATATTCAGAGACTTAAGCATATCCGTAATAAAATTCATTCTTGGTGTAGGCATATTACCATTCATAGTAGCATCACCAATATTTCTCACCTTACAGAATTCTTTTAATACAGTATAGTCAAAATTTCCCATTATATCGCTCTTTATAAAACTTATTACGTTTTTCAAATATAAAAGGTTTTAATGACAATAACAAAAACTTTTGATTAAAAATAAAAAAGCCCGTTTCCGGGCTAATTTACTTAATTTGTTCTGTAAATATAATAGGTTTCACCTTCGAAATTTATTTCATGTTCTTTACCATCATAACGAGATAAACCGTGACCTCTACCATATTCATTAACACAATATTGAATGTAATCATCTTCATTAATATATTTCATTAAAAATTTACCTGTTTTCTCATCAGGTCTTTCTTCTCCGTTTCTTTTAATAAAACGGATAAGATCTCTGTCTTCAAGAGCTTGTAAAGGATCATCTCTTAATTCAGAGTTATAATCATCAGCTTTATCCTCAATTTTCTCAGCTGTATATTCCCAATACATATCGTTATCAGTATCTTCCATACCAGAAATTTTTGTATCTAAAATATCAATTTGATCCAGAAGTTTTTTATATTTAATTGTATTAGGTTTTAAACCACTCAATTGTTCTTCAAGATTTTGTTTTTCTATTTCCAGATTATCTTTTAACTCTTCAACACCAGGTTTCATTTCTTTTTCTACATCATAAGATTCTGGGTTTTCTGATACTTTACTATAATCCACACCAAAATCACGTACAACAGCATCAGTATCAATATAATCAGATATCATCCATTTACTCCCACAAACACCTATTTCATCTAAAACTTGCTTTAAATACTCCTTTGCTGCTTTATCAGCTTCTTCATCGGTACCAATTGCATATTCAGCATTACCATAAGCAAATAATCTCAAACCGTAGTAATCATGATTTTCCTCTTCCAAAGCATACACATCATCAGATTCATCCATAACACCAGCATCTACTAAATATTCTCTTAAGGCATGTGCCATAGGATCATTTTCCCATTCATTATCTTCTCTTCTTTCAGCTAATCTCTCAGCACGTCTTTTCACCTTTTCAGCTTCCATTTTAGCTTGAAATTCAACTATCTTTGCTTGTCTTACTTTTGCATCCTTTTTCTTATCAGCAAGCTCTTTTTTAGTAAGACCGACAAATACATTAGTTTTTATACCATAAACTTTAACAAATTCTTTAAAGTCTGTAGCATTATTTTGTGCATCCTGACAGTTTCTTATTATACCATCTTGTTTAACAGTAACACCTACCTGATGTAAAGGATCAGATTTTTCACGCTTGAGATCCCAAGCAAAATACTGAACATTTCCTTCTGTTTCAACGTATTGTTTCCAAGAGTCAATACCACCATCTTTACTGATACACCAGTTGTAACTACCCAAATAATAAGAATCTATAAATTCACCAATTCTGGCCACAATTATACTATTTTCTAAATCTTCATAGACTACTTTACTAAATTCAGTACTTTGTATTTTATGTTTTACTTTAGTTAGTGTTTCATCTTGAGACATTTTCTGTATGAATAATTCCATATCCATTATAAGATCTTCGAGGTCTTTGGCCCTACTTAAAGATTTAGTAAATATTTTTACTTCCTTTTCATCAAACTCTGATATTGTTGCTGCCAGGTCTATATAAGGTTGTAATTTATCAGGTTCTAGCTCAAATAATTCTCTTCTTAAATCACCTATTACAGAGTTTAATATTCTTCGAGCATTTCTTTCTTTATCCAGTTTCTGAAGATCATCGTATAATTCATGGAAGTCTGTATATTCTAAAACCGGCTTAGGTAATTTAGATATAGTACCTTTGTTGGCTGTAATAAAATGAATGATTTGACGAATTTGTTCTAAAGTTACATCTTGTTCAAACATAAACTTTGTAAATTGACCCAAGTAGCTAGGAGATTTTTTAAGTAAGTTATCTCTTAATTCAATGTAATCTGGATTGTTTGGATCAATATCATTTTCCTGTAATACTTTCTTAGCAATCATAGCGTTTTCATTAACACCGTAAATATCATCATATTTCTTAAAAAACTTCATTTAAATACTTTGCTTTTTTGTATATATGATTAAACTAAGTTGGATTAAGAGGTATAATAATTAATACAATAAATATATCATGGAACATATTACAAAACCAACAATAACCGGTGGCCACACATTAGAATTAGATTATACAAATAATCATATAAGATTTGATTTCAATGATTTATATGTTGCAATGTCTGGTAAAAATATTGATTATATTGAAAATTTATGGGGAAATATTATACCATATGCTGATAAAATACCTTATAATACAATATCTTATAGTAATGGATTTTACAATTTTCGAACAGAAAATTTAGAAAATGATTATTATAATTTTTTAGACTTAACGATTACAGTAAACTTACAAAAGTCGGAACTTGAATATTTACAAGAAATATATAATAATCAAAATATATTCACATTCACTTGGACAAGATTCATAAATATTGAATCAGTTAATACATACAATTCACATCAAGCAAGAATCGCTAAATTTGAAATTGTATTCGAAGGAGAGGAAACAACTAAGGTAAAATTACGAATTATAATGCCTTGTTTCAATTTGTATTTACATGATTTAACACCAGAAAAAGTTTGCTACTATAAAGCAGAATGGAAAACAATATTTAATAATAGATTCGATTTTGTACTTAAAACATATTTAATCTATATTCTTCTACATCAAGCAAAAAATATTACAGATAGAGAATTACTTTCTGTTGGAGAATATTATACGAACTTGGGACTATTCGATAAAGTAAGCCATATTAATAATCCAACAGAAATAAAAATAATATTAACAGAGGGTGATCGAGATTTTAAATTTACCTATACCAAACCAAATATATAATACATGAAGTATTTAGATTCTTATGATCCCGATAATGATAATAGCGTAGACTCATTTGATGAGTTTATGATGAATGCTATAAATAAACGTCAAGCAGAAAATCCTACTCATCAAATATCCAAGAAAACAGTTCCAATTAAGAAAGAAATAAAACCTAAACAGGAAGTTAAACCATTAAAAGAAATAGCTAAGATTATTGTTTTTGATATATCAACCGGTATAATTGATATCTCATTATATGGTAAAAGAAGAAGATATGAAGGTGCCAGCCTTTATATAAAAGAAGAGTTAGAGAAATATATTAAGAATAACAGAAAAACTAAATTTTTTAATATACTCAAAGATCTTAAAACTATTTCCTAGTGAAGGAACCAAATACCATTTTCAACTTTTTGCTCTAAACTGTTTTCTAATGGATCCGGGATATTTTTAAGAAAATCAATATTAGTCTTTAATTCAATAGCATCTATTGAAACAATATAGTCATTTAAATTGTAAACATTTATATCCTGATTCGGTATCAAAAAAGCAACAGTTTCGTAAATATTCAGATTCGCATCATAATGAACAATTATCTTATAGAATTCTTCCGGAACGGCTACAGAATCTTTTGATATTGTCTTTAAGCCTGGTTTGAGAATACCGCCAGCGAATATAAATAGGTCACCTTTAGTATCAGACCATGTTCTACATTGGGTTTCTAATTTTTTCCATATACCTTTATTAAATCCAGAGACTTGTGGAGATATATTACTTAGAAAAAAACATTCTTCCATGGCCGTTTTATTAAAACACATATCAGCCTGACAAGCAAGATGTCCTCTATCATAACCGTTATTCGTATAATCGGTTGTTTTGACATGTACACCTACAATTAAAGAATCTGGTACAAAATGATCTACTCTAGCTAAAGTACACTGAGACATGTCTTTTGTAAGATGATAATAAGAACAGAAGGCCTGTCTATATTGTTGAGAATAAAGAACCGAATAATATTTATGTTTAAGTGTTTGTGTCTTCTGTGCTGTATAAGGTTGAAGATATTCAACATCAACAACTGTTGGTGTTTGATAACCAAAATTAATTGATATTAGTAGAAATGATATTATAATTGATAATTTTTTCATTGTATATTTTTTAATTTTTAAAGGTACTTATATAATCACTACAGATACCATAAGCATTTATAATATCATAATCGAATCTTTCTGGAAGTACACATATAGACATATCAGTAAGTTTTTTTCCTGGATATGTCCAAATGTATCCTTTAGACGTTAATGTAAAATCATCGTCTTGGTGCCAAAAATAATGAATATTTTTATCATATAAAAATAATTCGTATAAAGATTCAATATTTTTTGCATGACACCATAACTTATCATTCATTAGAAAGGTTATATCTATTTCGTAATTAGGTTCGTCATGACCAAGGTACCATTTCTTATCTACATACCACACATCAATTTCTACTTCAAAACCAGCTTCTAATGCTGCCTGAATATATTCAGGACTGTTTTCGAGATCCTTTTTCTTTCCTTCTAAGTTTCCTCTATGAGATATTAATATCATTGATGTATTTGTCATTTTCTACACAAGGTGTTTTTACAACTACTGTTACAGCATCTGTTATAGATGCAAAGTCTGTTGATTCGCCAGGCTCTATTGTTATTATTGAATCAGGCCCATAAAGAACATTATTCATTTTAACTGTTCCAGAAACTATTACAGTGATCTCTGTTGCTATTTTATGATGATGTCTTTCTTCTTTATCACCAGCTGTATACCTTTTTATAGCAGTTTCGAAGTCATTAGTTTTAAGCACTGATGGATTAAAGTTGCCAACGAACCATCCTCGGGTCATTTCGGAAAGATTATCTATTTTCATGAGGATATATATGTGAAATAATAGGATATTATTATGTCAAATATAAAACTTGTGATTTTTGATTTAGATGGAACATTAATTGAGTCAACTAAAGAATTACATTACGAAGCTCTAAATAAAGCTTTATATGAAATATCACCAAATTTTATAATTAATAAAAAAGAACATGAAGATATTTATGATGCTCTTTCAACTAAACAAAAACTACATTTGTTAACATTAAACAAAGGCCTTAATATAGATCATCATGATAAAATAAATAAAAGAAAACAAGAAATTACTTTTGAACTTCTAAAAAATCACATTTTCAATATAGACAGAACAGAATTTCTAAAAGATTTAAAAAATGAAGGCTTTAAAATAGCCATTTGTACTAACTCAATTAAAAAAACTACTGGTATTATTTTAGAAAAATTAGGTATAACAGAATTAGTTGATATTGTTTTTACTAATGAAGACGTTACTAAACCTAAACCAGATCAGGAAATATTCAATAAAGCAATTAATTATTTTAATATTGAACCTAATGAATGTATAATATATGAAGATTCTAAATATGGTATTGAAGCAGCAGAAAAAACAGGAGCTTTTCTAAGAGTTGTTAAAGATGTTGATAAATTAAATACACAGACCGTTAAAAAAGATATTAATGATTATAACATTAAAAATATGGAAATAAATATACTTATACCTATGAGTGGAAAAGGAAGTCGTTTCTTAGCAACACATAAAGAACCAAAACCTCTTATAAAGATTAAAGAAAATTTGACCATGATAGAATTGGTCGTGAAAAATTTAAACATCAAAGGTAATTATATTTTTATAGTTCTTAAAGAACATTATGAAAAGTATGATTTACATAATGTGTTAACTAAAACTTCATCTAATGTAAAAATTGTAATCGTTGATTCAGTAACAGAAGGAGCTTGTTGCACATCCCTCTTGGCTAAAGACATAATAAATAATGATACACCTATATTCATAGCTAATTCAGATCAATATGTTGAAGATTGGAATCCAGAAGAATTTTTTTATAAAATACATTCAAATAATTTAGATGGTGGTATAGTTACCTTTAGAGACACTGATCCTAAATGGTCATTTGCAAAGATAGATGAAAATGGTATAGTAACAGAAGTTGCGGAAAAACGTCAAATTAGTGATATATCAACCGTGGGATTTTACTACTGGGTGAAGGGTTCTGATTATGTTAAGTATGCTGAACAAATGATAAATAAAAATATAAGAGTAAACGGAGAATTTTTCATCGCACCTGTTTACAATGAAGCTATTATCGATAATAAAAAATTTACAACATTTGATATTAAAAAAATGTTCGGACTTGGCATACCAAACGATTTACAGATCTTTCTAAATTCTGGATTGATATACTAATCTTTAAACTTTCTTATCAAGGTTATTAGTTTTAAAAAATGTTTCTTTACCGTACTTATCAATCTTATAAACATCATTACCTATATGTGTAGATGTAAATACAAATTATCATCATTTTCATATTTAACACAGCACCATACAGGACTAAACTCTTCTTTAGCTTCGTTGAGAGTTTTCTCATCTGTTTTATATTTATTAACATCATCGATTAAAGGGTATTGTTCTTTATCGAGAAATTCTCCTTCACATTTTTTATTTAAATCATTGAAGTAATGCCACCGTTCACCTTTCTTTTTTACTGTAGACCACGAATTGTTATCATAATATGTATCTTCTATTCTTTGTGATAAAACTTTAGCACTATCTGGTACATTATTTTTAATAAGAAATTCCTTTAATTGACCTACATTTAAATTATGTTTATAACTTAAATTTTCTTGATGTAATTGTTCAATTATCAAATCTTTAGCTGGTTTTGTCTTCTCAATCATTATCTCACAGATAACACCTAACGCTTCAGCTTTATTAAACAGAATATACATATCATCTTTACTCAAACAATTAATGACTACTTGAATATCATCTACTAAACAATCAACATTCTTTTTAGCTTGAGTTAGTGATAAACTACTATGCTTACGAAGCAATTCCACAAGTGACACTTTTTGAAGACCTTCTTTCCATCCGGTAAAAACTACTCTGTATAATGTTTCAATTGCTAATTCCATTTGTTTATCTTCCTAATTTATCAATTTTATCTTTTTGATTTTTCTTATCGTTTTTATCAATATCATCGTAATAATAATCTTGTAATTCATATAAATAAAATATTAATAATCCTACAAATCCACTAGCTGAAGATATTGTAATAATATGTATAAGTCTCATTTGATTTAAGAAAGGATCATTGAATGCTAATATAACTAGAAACAGCAATAAGCAAGTTAATGAAAAATATCGAACAAATATTATTAATATTTCAAGAACTTTTTTCATGGTATATACATCATATAAAATTTTAAAAACATTTTGACAAAATAACATATAAAAATTAAATTACCAAATTTTATTTAAAATTATTTTCCCTTTCCACAGTCACCAGAGAACCTTCCTTCAAACTTTTCATAATTGACATCATGTAGAGATTTGTAAATACCATCGGTGTCTTTTATTTTATACTGCCCGGCTGAAGTATGCATATAAACAACACCATTCAAATTAAATTCAATATTGTTTATATTGTTCCTTTGTAATATCTTTTGTGAAAATATATGAGGACAAAATATTTTATCACAACTCAAGAATAAATCATACATGTATGTAAAAGCTTCAGTAAACTTTAAAATATTTTCGGCTGAAGAAATATGTAAATTATCACCGATACCACCAGAATACCCATTAATATGTCCGATATGATTTCTATGATACAAACTATAGTAATTATTAAAATTACCAAATACGGGTAATTTATCATTAAATAAACAGAGATCTGGTCTAACCCTAACTATCACATCATATTCTTTACCACTGTTTTTTATGAGTTCACCACCACTATGTATTTTATAAAACATGGATAAGGTATTCTTCTTACGCACTAAACAATTAGAGTGGTTTATAGCTGGAATAAAAAACTCTTCGTATTGATCACTGAGTTGATCCAACCATGGCTCCTTTTCTATAAAATTTTCTAATAAGATATGTTCAGTTTTATATAACTCTTGAAGTTCATTTAATTCAACCTTACCAGTCATTTCTATACCATGAGAAGAATCTTGAGATTTTATATCACCGGCCTGCCAATATCCAATTTGATCCCAGGTAGAAATAAAAATATCTTCGTTTTTAATACCATAGGGATCCATGATATTTGTTTTGATTGATTCGAAAGCTGTTTTGTATTCACGAAGCATTCCTGTTAATAATAAAGCTACTCTCATTCTATAAATCCTCTATATTTTTTTAAATGCTTCACTGTTGAAAATTGGTTCATTACATATCTATATTTTCTACGAGCGTTTAGCGAAAAAAGTATATCCTCTTCTTCACCCCACACTCTGCTGATGTCTAAAGGTATATCAACCATTACATATTTCTTAGCCACCCAAAAACAGCCTGGTATATAGCTATAAGCTGCCAGGCTCGGATCATTATAATCAAATAGTTCATATCTTGGTATTGTTGGGTGATCCCAGGATATCCAGTCGTTGAACCTACGATTTTTAATATCTACCACCTTATTCATGGCCACGTCCCAATCATTACCAAACTTTAAAAATCCTTCATACCAATCATCACAAAAAGAATAGTAATCATGAAAATAAACTACATTTTCATACTTAGCTTTTTCTGTTATTAAATTCTTCTTTTTTGTAATCCAAGCATTTTTTATAGTTTCATCAAAGGGTATATGAACAACATCAGTATATTCTTCATAAGTCTTCGTACCACCAACAATTATAAATTCATAGTTAGGAATATTTTGTTTCCTTATAGAATCAAGAATTTGTAGAATACGTTCTACTGGTGTATCATCTGTTGTTATTGTACCAAAAGTAAAATCCATATGTTGTATATATTTTTTAAAATGCTTGCCTATAAGTTTCTCTATTATAACCATTAGGAATTACCCAATCTACCGGATATTCAAAGAAGAAAGGACTAACCGTATCTATAATTTTGAAATTATTTATAACAGTTAAATGATAACCCATTAAAGATTCCGGATGAAATATACAACTTTGACAATATTCATCTAACCTAAGATAAATCTCTGAATACTTATTGATTATATTAGAATTTGAAATAGCAAACATATCTGTTAGAGCAAAAGAATTAACATCTTTGAAATGCCAGTAAGTAGGCATTATTATATCACCCACTTTAGTATTGTTTAACTCATATTCAGTGAAGGATCTCTCAAAGAAACAATCCGTCCTCAATCGAATCACAATATCATATTTAACACCTGTTTTATATTCATGTTCTTTTTTAAGTTCATTACATTTATAAATTTTATAAAATTGATTAACGATAGAAAAAACACTCACTTCTGGTCTTTTATTATATGAATAAACAGGATTTGGAATAATTACTTGATTATCTATAATATAATTTATTGGATTGTAAAGTTTTATTATATCTGTATCATCTTCATCAGGCGTACTACTTGATGAAACATATAAAAACACATCAGCATTTAAAGGTTCGATTACATATCTCCTTAGAAATTCTGCGGTATGCCTGAAATTTCTTAGTTTACCGGAAACACAAATAGCAACTTTGAAATTGTTTAAAGGCTTTAATACATCACCTTCTCTTAAGTCTTGTACAGTTTTATCAGTCATAATTGTATTTATTTCAAACAAAAATATATCTTTTATCATCAAAAGGTCTCATATCAGCATCACCATGTTTCGGATTTTCATAATAAGGCCATTTATTTGCTTTGATAGGAAAATATATTTTTTTAGACAAAAATTTCAGAAACTAAGTTTGAATAAATCTTAAAAAATTATCATACCAATCTGCCTGGTAAGCTTCTATCTTATCCTTATTTTCAAGATATACAATAGCGAAAACGGATTGTTCACAATCAATAAGGTTTTTATTTAATGCCCGTTCTAAGACTTCTGTACATTTTTCATCAAACCAATTAAAAGCTTCTGAAGTACCAGGTATACAACCGGCACCAAACCGGTTTGTATGAGATTTAAAAAACCATTCCAAATTCAAATCTCTTTGCTCAGGAAGACTCCTACACAATAATCTTATCCTATTATCATCCAATATTTTTATCTTCTCATCATTAGGATAATAAGCATTTAAAAGAGTCTCTGGAAAATGTTGATGACATATACCAGCATCCACCCACATAAAATAGTTACTTTTAAATAAATTTTCTTTAATAACCTCACAAACAATAGGTACTTTAGAATGAATTACTACACTATAATAAGGCGAGCAAACTTCAGGAACATCTGGTAGAACCAAACCATTTCTGAAATTAGGATCATACATTATCTCTTTTATTCTTTCAAAATACTTATATGCTGGTAAGTCAGGTATTTCTATTTGGACAATTTTAGTGTATTTTAATTCTGGATCAATCTTTAATCTTTCTTGCTTTACAAAATCAATAGTTTTCTCCTGTACATAAATATACATAGAACATTTTAATGATAACATATTCTTAAAATATCTAAGATATTCTTCCCAGCTTCTTACATAATTACTCCATAGATGTCTATCAACATCGAATAAGCCGGTTACTATGGTACAGTTAGTATTAAACATTAAAAACTTCAATAAATTTTTTCTATTTGATAATAATCATCATAAAATTTGAATTTGAAATTTTTTGCACTTTTTTGTTTACCCTTAATAACTGCTGATATGTTACTTGATAAAATGTTTAATTCTTTACACGCTTCTGTGAACGAATCAAATATTTTTATAAAATTACCATTTTTATCCAATTGTATTATCTTCTTTCGAATACTTGAAGGTCGTTTATTATTAGCACATATAGGACAACCACAACCTCTAGTTCTTACAGATACACTAGTTAAATATGGTGGATGATTTAAACCAGCTGGACAATCCCAATAAAACTTTTCTGTGACACCAAAAGTAATACTATCTGGTGATACACTACCATTATGTTGACTATTCCATTGTGAAGCAACTTCTGGGTGTGTAAACACAATACTTTTTTCTTTTTTGCTAGTATTAATAAAAATATTAGTTTCTTTTCTATCTTTTTCATAATCAAAATTAACAGA